GCGGGCTCAGCAGCCCTGATACCCAAAAGGGTTTCAAGCTGACGCTTGGCCCAACCCTGTAGCTCTTGCTCAACCTCCACTGCGGCTGGATGTTCGCTAGAAAGAAGTTGGCTGTTGATAACAGCCCGATAAAACCCGGCCTTCTCTAGTCTCCACTCGGCTTCTGTTAGATCCAAATCTCCCTGCGGAGACTCTTCTAAGTCTTCCAACACCTTGGTAGCAGCGGTGGTCCGTTCTGGAGTTCGTGCCATAGGTATTGTAGACTTCCTTGGGGTAACTTGAGCTAGGACTTCTGGTGAGGGAGTTGGGTCGGTGTCGTATCCGTCTAGCTGATCTTCTTCGTCCCAATTAAAGCCCGGCTTCGACATGATTGCTCCTATGAAGGTATAGCAAGAATTTAGACAATCTCACAACTTCCGCCCGTGCAGGCCAAAGTTTGTGCGCCTTCCGTCATATCGTCGGTTTCATACTTAGACAGTTGGGACCAGTCGATCTTAGGAAACTTCTTGAGGGCCTTGTCGTGCTCCTCTTCGGTAATCTCTTCGTAAGGCGCGAGTTCATAGTTCCCGCCATCGTATGGCAAGAACGAGACAGCAACAATGTCATTAAAGTGTTTGTAAACCCAAGCGCCTACATCCATCCACTCTTCATCTCTTACGAAAATCGTAACGCTCTGATTATGCTCAGCCCAGTGTTTCTTGATCTTAAGATACCATTCAAGCTGCTCGATTGCCGTCATGTCGTTGCGCGTGATTGAACCCTTGGGAGACTTAGAGGGGAAGGAGCAAACCCAAGTATTAACTTGCTCTTCGTTCCACTCAGGGACAAGCATCTCGGCTTCTTCTTCGGTACGACCTCTCTCCATTAATTCGGCCCGGTGCTTCTTGATATCCTTGGGGCGTTCGCCAACTTCGGGCTCAAAAAACACGCCTTGGTCGCGCATGAGTTTAAAGGCGGGGTCGGTCGCAGCCAAGCGGTAGCGGCGGTTATAAAAAGCCGCATAGCGAGGATGACAGCCCGAGGCGCAGTCTACCAATTGGCTGACAGTGCCGGACGGCTTGCCTGTCGTAACAGACACACTCATATTGATGCCAAGAGCGTTGCACGCTTTCTTGGCTTCCTTGACGGCATACTCCTTGAGGATCTCAAGCTTCTCGGCAGTCATCAACTTGGGATTGTCCATCTGCCCAGTGAGACTGACACCTAGCAGAACTTCCTCTTCGCAGTTCTTCTTGAAGTCGGGACGGATGTAAGGGAAATCGGTTAGCGTAGCCTGCATGGCTCCAAGCCATACAGCCACCTTGACCTTCTCTACAAGCGCATCGAACTTGTCGTTTGACCTCACGACCACTTCAGAGAGGTTGCAGAACTGGAACGGACGGAGAAGAATCTCACCACAAGGATTTGTCCGAATGTCATCGCGGAACTCGCGGCGATCCGGCATGTACTTCTTGACCGCCTCGACATTGAAGATGCTGCGTTCGCCCGTGAAGGACGAAGCAAGAGCCGACCACTCCTTCATAAAGTCAAAGACGGACGGCTTGTTGTAATAGACCGCTGCGTTGTTGCTGTTGCGGCGATGAACTGGGAAGGAGCCCGTCTTTGCGTTACGGAGAAGCTCACTAGAGAGGTCCGAGAAGTTAATCTCAGAGGCCCGACGAACTCCTCCCACGACAACTACATCCCCAATCACGTTACCAACGTCGAGCCACTCTAGCTCGTTGAGCTTCCTACCTTGTGCTCCCATGACGATGTCACGGCAGAAGTCGTGAAGACGCTTAAGAGGAGCCGGTCCGCTGGCTCGACCGCCCATCGTTACAAGACGAGCCCCACGCGGGCGGATCTTGGAGTAATCGAACTCAATGTCCTCTCCGTTAAACCAAGCGGAAAGCCCGATTTTAAGAGAATCGGCCCATCCTTCTCGACTGTCGGCCACGGTGTAAACACCGCGCCCCCTGCCCATCCAAGTCTTAACCGTCGGCATTTGGGACGTGTAGCGAGTCTCCACGGAGAATCCAACTCCCGTACCGCACATGAGGATGTAGAATAGCTCCACAACCGCATCTAGGTCTTGGAATGGAACGTAGCTGCAATTGTATCCGACAATGTGGTTCTTCTCTAGTGCAGGACCAGCACCCCATGCCGCGCGCATGGAGCCAACAGCGCCCATCTCGCCAACGTAGTTCTCAATCATCCCCCAAATCTTCTTAGGAACCTTCCCATCCAGTCGCTTCTTGAAGAAATCAATGTATCGCTTTGAGGTTTCGTTCTTCCAAGAAATTTCGCGGCGACCTAGAGTGTCCATCCAGCGAGCATACTTTGTGATGTAGATGAACTGTTGGGCGGGTGAGAGTTGCATGTTAATCCTTTCGTACTTCTAGTACCTGCTGGGCTGGAGGGTTCCGTAAATACTCAGCCATGGTTTCTAACGCCTTGAGAACGACTGGCCGTGCGGGTGGGTTTTCTAGATAGTTTGCGAGATTTTTGAGCGTCTGTGGGTTGTCGTGCAAAATACCCAAAACCCTGTTGCACAAATGACAGAGCAATCCACGGACCATCGGCAAGCGCTCGTAGGGCCTTCTCTTCTTTTCACCAGACTGATGGATGTGATCAATATCCAAGTGGCGATCTGGATTTGGTTTCCGACCACACCCAGCACATACGCCACCTTGGATAGCTGAAATTTCGTCGTATTCAGCAGGGATCAAGCCGTATTTAGTGATTGTGTTAACGCGACTGGACTCCTTCTGAGAATCCTTCCAGCGTGGATCCGCCCTCCTCTTGGCCGCGTATGTTCGCTGGTACTCTTTTTTGCAAGGCTTGCACCACTCTGTTGCCAATTGAGTGGACTCAGAGACAGATGTTTTGGGAGGAAAGTCCTTTTTGAATCGGACTTCCTTGCAATGAGGACACTTGAGTCCTTTAGTGGGCTTGGGCATAAAATGGAAAACCCGGGAGTCAGATGAGCTAGTCTCCCGGGCAGATTCCAAGATTAGGGTTCGGTTCCTCTAGCCCGCAGGATATCGTAAACGTAACGAGTCTTCAGGCGATTGGCCTTGGTGCAGTCCTTGTACTGCTCCTCTGCCATTTCCTTTTGAGCCGTCTTCTCTTGGAGGTCTTGGTCGTCTTCTTTGCACCGCCGATTGTATTCCTCGTTCTTGGCTACTTCTCCAAGAATTTCAACCAGTTGTTCGTCGTTTGCCCCTTCAATCTTGCTCTTGAACTCGTCTGCGAGATTGTCGTAAGGGTCCTTCTTCGGCCTAGCCATTTCTGTTCTCTCTTTCTTGTACGTACCATGTAAAGTACGGGTTCCATAGTTCGGGCGTCACACTGTCGTTCCAGTAAACCAGAACGTAGATGCCTTCTAGCTCTGTCTTGGTGACTCTTTGTCCGTTGGTGGGAAACACGATGTCTTCCCGGTCGCTCCCCATCACCAAATCTCCTGCTTTGAGTTGGTTGGTGTTTTTCGTGACGACGAGAGGAGCCACATACTCACCCTTAATCCAATCTCTATTCCTATAGCAGAGGAGGCAGTGCATCTCGCCTTCGTATGGGCAACATTCAGCCATGCATCCGCACGACCAAATCCATTCACAGTCTTTGCCAGAGACCTCGCACCTATCTTCTCTCTGAACTTCCATTACTCCTCCGTCACTACCTTGCTTTGTCCGTCGGAATATTCAACCAAGATTCGCTGGTCGAACAATTCCTTTGTCTCGCTGCCATGGTCTACAACCAAAATGAGGGTGTCGAGCGCAGCTTGCTTCAAAAGCTCAAGACAAGCTTCCTTCTCCACAACGCCCAAGCCTTCAAAACACTCATCGAGAATGAGCCAGCCGGGATTAACTCCAGAGCGAGCGGAGACAACTTTACGCACGGCCAGATCGACAGCTAGCTCTACAGCAGTAGACATTCCGCCAGATAGTGAACTCTTGAGGGGACGTTCGCCCCCTCCGATAGTAAGAACCGGAGTAATTGCACGCTTGATTGTTCCCTTCTGGGTGACGCTCTCTGACTTGAACCTCAGGGTCACATGAGCGACGTTGGGTACCAGTGCCAGCATTTGGTTGGTGTTGTAGGCGATTTCGTCAAGCACCTCGTCAAAGATGGCGGTTAGGAACGCCTTGAGCACTTCCAACAGGTCGGCTTCTTGAGCATACTCGGAGCGAAGGAGAGCCAGCTTGTCCGACTCTGCGGCAAGAGCCTTGGCGGTCTTGTCCACGGTGTCTACAATTTCCCGTGCCTTGAGAACGATGTACTCGTTGTCCTTCTTGACAGCCGCCAGCCTGTTCTTTGCTTGGAACTTGGCGTCCATCGCAGTCGAGTGCTCCTTCATCAGAGCAAAGAGAACGCGATACTGAGCGTCGATAGCAACCTGCTGTGTGGCAAGGACTTTCTTCTCTTCTTCCAGAGCAGCGGATCTTACTGTCGATCTAGCGTTGTCCCACCGAGCAATCTCTACTGAGTGGCTGGCTCTTAGTTCGGCTTGCTTAGAGGCAATATCGATGGAAAGGGTTTTAACAATCTCCGACATCTGCGCGCACTTAGGATCGGGAATCGTCTGAGCCCTAAGTTCTGCAATCTTTTGAAGTAGTTGGGTTACGTTGTTTTCAAGAGCAGGGATTTCTGCGAAGTTGGAGCGAAGGGCAGAGAGGTTATGTTCTGTCAGTTCCAGATCCTTTTTGCAGCTTGGATTGTGCCAAGTTTGCTCGCAACGAGGACACAGAGACTCTTTGAGCTTCTGTACTTGGGCTTCTAAGAGGGAGATCCTCTCTGGGTGAGTCCTCCTATCCTTAATGTCGCGCTCAAGCAACCTGACGTTTTCCTTCGCAGTAGAGATTTCGCCCTGAAGATCGTCTAGACGCTCGGAGTCCTTGCTGAGTAGTGCCGAAAACCTCTTCTCTGCGGTCAGCTTGGTCTGAATAAGGGCTTCAATTTCTGGAGTGGTAGAGTTTTGTGCGCTGGGGCGAGGGCCTATTTTCTCGGCCGCAAGCTCGACGGCTTCGGTAGTCTGTTGCTTGATAGCCTTGGCCTCATCTTGCAGTTGCGTATGTGCAACCTGCGCCCCTTCAACGGCGGAAGCGACGCCGCTCTCAAGAAGCATGGCCTTCTCGTACAGATTTTCGTGTTCAACGATATCCCACAACTTGGGGATGGGGACGGCGATAGCTTTTTCGTAGTTGGCTTTCGCCTGAAGAACAACCGACTCTTGACGCTCGGTACGTCCTTCTAAATCCTTGAGTTTGGTCTGGCTGCTTTCAATGGCGGCTTCGAACTTGTGAAGCCCCAGCAGAGTGGTTAGGAACTCCTGCATCTCCGAGTTGGTCTTGGAAAGGAAGAGGCCGTGCGTCTTTTGAGGGCGATAGGTCAGAGCCGACAATAGATCGCTGTCCATTCCAATCAACTTTTGAAGCCCAGATTGAGTGGCAGCCGATCCAGTTACGTTGATAGCTGGTCCCGCAAGAGAAGACTTGCCTCCCTTCTTGAGAAGGAAACTCCCCTCGGCAGTCTCTAACTCTAACTCAACTTCTAGGTCTTCGCTTCCGCTCCACGCTTGAAGGTCTGTAGCTGAGAACGGACAGTATCCCAATGCATGCGAAATGGCCAACAAGAGGCTGCTCTTGCCAGAGCCCGAAGAAACCCCAGAAGCGTCTAGGTTGGCTCCGCTGATGAGAACCAACCCAGACTTGGGGAGTTGAATTGTGCTGGGTTTGACGAAAGAGCGGAACCCCTTGAGGGTTAAGGATCTTAGAGAGGACTTCATCTTACCCTATCTATAGCACTAGATGACGCCCGTTTCGCCGTGCGCTCGGTCGTGATGGATCTTTTCAGCATCGGCAAGCCTCTCAAGACTCCTAGCCATTAGTCCGTTGTCGAGCGTTTCGGTGATTCGTGTCGTGGGAGCCTTCCTCGTTCTCTTGAGTTTGCCAGAGCAGTCTGGAGCGCGGCAAGGGACATCCCCCTTCCCCTCTTCAGGGGAAAGGATCATCCTATCTGGCATGTGGCACACCGGACACTCAAAGTAGAAGACTGGCATCTACCCTCCTAGCTCTGAGGTATGGCGGCTACTGCTCCTTGACACCTTTCGCACGGACCTTGCGTGGCAGTAAACAAGCTAGGAGAGATGCTGAGAGGAGGGGAAATTTTGGTGTCGTTACAGTAGGAACAAAGAGGAGGAAGGTTGGTGATCGTAAACCTCTCTGCCTCTACGACCTTACATCCGCAGTCGCACGGCTTAGCCGGTTCGAGAGGGGTGTGGTCTTGATCGGTCACTTCTGGAATTGTGCCCGTGTCAAAGCACTTCTTGCATGTAGCTGCGGCTTCGCGGGCCTTTCTCCTAGCGTCCCATTCATCCAGTTGGATCCTAATCTCCTCGGCCCTTTTCCCCACAGCGGCGTCCTCATAAGCAATGTGGTCGCGAATGGACTTGAAATCCATGAAGTCGCTAGTCGCGGGCTTCTGAGACTTCCTAAACCAGTTCTTGAAGTTCGGCTTCCCCACCATCGACGTTACCTTCTTCTGGAAGGCGTAGGCCCCACGGTGGAAGATGGAGTCCTTGGGAGTCTCTAGGAAGCGGTTTTTGTTTTGAAGAAGGTAGTCTCTTGCTACCGTCATGGTTTCGAGAGAGCGAGCCTTCACCCTATCGTCGGGTTTCTGCTTGAGTCCTTCTGCCGTGTCGAGCACTCGTGCCGCCCATCCCTTGTAAGCATTGAGGGTAAGGTTAGACAGACTACCGATAGAGAAAACGCTCGCAGGCGTAGGCCGACGAATCCAGAGGCGATTGAGCCTCTTGGTCTGCTCGATGGTGATGATTTCGTCAAGCAGCCGGTAGGCTTCGGCGGTGTTACGCGCGAGGTCGGAGTGGCTCCACTCGTCTGTCAGTTCTAGTTTCTGGATCGCCTTCAGAAATTTCTTGTGTTGTGAGTTCATGGGTTTCCTATAGTCTTTCATTCGCAGGATTGTCATCAACGGTGCGGAGGTACTCGTCAGTGTCCCGCGCCTCCTGACGTTCCAGTTCGGTGTCACGAGGATACACGATGCATCCCCCCAAGGTCCCAAGCAAGGTAGCGATAGACAGGCTATTGCGAATTGCCTCAAGAACCGCAGGGGTAGAGTCGAGGATTCCTCCTTCGATGGCGTTAACCCACTTCCCTTCCTGACAGTCGTAGACCATGGCATTCTTGCTTTCCATGCCAGAGATAGCCGACCCGCTGTAAGCCATCTTTGGCTTGCGCTCGAACAAGGTATCCCAGAAAGTAGGCTTCATCTTCCTAGGCACAGGGAGGAAAAGGTTTCCGATTTCCGCGTCGGAATAACCTAAGTTGCGGAATAGCACCATGACGGGCTCTAGGAAGGCCGTTCCAAGCACCTGAATTAATTGCTCGTCCTTACTGTTGTTGATTTCAGTGACTAGCCTCACAAGTGCCCATCCACCGCCCGGAATGGCCCCAAATTCGATGGACTTGCGGACAGCCATGATGGCGTCTTCCGCACGATCACGACGCTCACGAAGTTCTCCGTTGGAGGCTCCAATCACCTTGAGCTTAGCGATGCCGCCGGTTAGCTTGCCAATACGCTCTTGCAAGTAGGTAGTCTCAAGAATTGAGCCAGACGACTGGAAAACTTGCTTCTCAAGCATGTCTACTCGTTCAAGAGTCAGAACCTCGTCGCACTGACCAACGATGGTAGAGCGGAAGCGGGTTGACTCGAACGACTCGATCTTACTGCCTAGATCGTCCAAGCTGATTTCCTCATGGGTTCGTGGCAGAGGGTAGTTGAGGGTGTCGAAAATCTTGGCTCCCGTAATCGCCGCCACGTCCATCATGAAGTCGTACTGGCTGTTGGGAATCGCGTTCATCGGAGCCAAAAGTGGATAGACGTTGATGGTCGTCGGCTCTGACCAGTTCATTGCTAGCTGGGCCAGAACGCTCTCACTAAAGCCCGATGCAATCAGAACGACGTTGTGATTAAAGCCATTGGCCTGCCACTCCATCCCAATGCGCTCCATGATGAAGATAATGCTTTGAATGTCGGTGACTCGACCATGGAAGAGAAGGAAGATCGGCTTCTCTACGTACACCCTTTGGTTGCCGGGGTCGTTGATGAACTTGGCGTAGAAGCGACCGCAAGAATCTTCGTACCCCACATTGACGGGGAAACCTTCAATACGTTCTACCTCGTAAGCGGTAGGCCCACTAATTTCAGTGATGGTGACGTTGCCCTTGTCTCCGACAAGATCAAGGCACTCAATCACAGCATCGGCTAGGTCGCCGTCACCGTTTGCACTGAGCTTCGCAACATTCCAAAGAAGTTTGTCGCCTTCAGGCGTTCCGTGCTCTACCGCGATAGAGCAAGAACGGATCGTAGGCTCAATTGTATCTCGGAAGTATCGTTGCAGCTTGCGGATTACCTTCTGGGGGCTAACGTGTGGATTCTTCTTGCAGTATTCGCTGATATTCTTGACGATTGAGTAGGCTAGAATCGTTGCAGTAGTCGTTCCATCTCCAGCCTCAGAAGCGGTACGGACCGAGGCGTCTCGGGCCGATTCCATGATGGCGTGAGCGACCGGATCTTGAAACCCAATAGACCTAAAAACCGTCACTCCGTCTTTCGTGACGAAGTTTGGAAGACCGTGTTCCTGACGCTCCAGAAGAACCGAATTGCCACCCGGGCCGAGAGTTGCTCCCACGAGATTGCTGACCGTCTTCATCGTGTTCAAAACCTTGGCTTCAAGAATGGGGCCACGAGTCAGCACGCTCTTGGACGCCGACTTAACTTTCCGGTACGTCATGCTCATTGATTCCTCCGTTGTGCAACGATTTGGTAAGTGGGAGTAAGGAAGATTGTTCTCTCGTTACACCACCCCAGAGAATGATGCAGATGTCTCTTCCTCTGCACCTCAAAGACTCCACGATCAATCAGACACTTGAGATAGCGCCGGGTACTTCTGAGTGGAATCTTGGCTAGTTCTGAAAGCTCTTTGTCTGAGAGAGCCAGCCGGTAAGTCTTCCTCTCGGTCATGGCCCTTACGACAGTTTCCTTTAAAAGAGTGACCCTGTTTTCAGCAAGAATGGACTGCTTGGGGTTACGGTGATTCATCCACGCTCCTACACAGAGATAGCATAAGGATTCTCATCCCAAGGTGGTCATTCACCGATCCCTATGGAGCGAGTAAGAAGAGTCAAGGTGGTCATTCACTAAAACAGGGTGGTCATTCACCGATCCCAATAGGCATCTCGCGAGGGGCTTCGCGAGGGACGAGTAAGGGAACCCAAAAGACTTCACTGCTAGTGCTGGTCATTCACCGATCCCAATAGGCGATCAAGTATGTAGTAATACTGAAGATCAGATAAGTTCTTTGTTGGTGACGCTTACATTGTCGTACATCTACGATTTGCCTTGTCTTATGCTATCTCTGTGTAGGAGACATCATGTTCATAGGCTTCATCGGTTCACCTCGCTCTGGCAAGACTACGATTGCAGCTAAGGTCTTTGCTGAACTCAAAGAGTCTGGACAACCCAACGTAGAGTTCATCGCTGAACACGCGAGGTACTACATCGCTGAGAGACTCTACGAAATCATGGATGGACAGAAGATTGCACTGACCGACGAGGACCAGCTAAGCATTTTCGAGACTCAGTTCGAGATGGAAATCGTCATGGAGAGTGCTGCTGGCAAGTCAGGAATAGTCATCTGCGATTCGATTGCTCTCAACGCCTTGCTCTACATGTCTGAAGAGGCTCGCAAAAACATGTACTCCTCTCGGCGCTGGAAGGATGTTGTGTTTCCTTGGTACCAAGAACAAGCGCTCTTTCTTGCCACCCCTGTCAACTCCATGTCTTCACAGGATGTGCTACGTATTCACAACCCCGCTGAAAGTAAAGCAATCGACGACAAGATTCACAAAATCCTTGATTCGAACGGAACCGACGTTCCTCTTCGCCACCTTCTCGATTCAAATCCTCCTCAAGTCTTGACTGGCCCGATTGATTTCCGAGTGAACAAAGTTATCCGCAGGATTTATGAACAGGTGGCTAAGTAATGAGCAAGCTTGTGCTGGACTCGCCTACTCAAGTAAGAATCCCTGATGATGCTCATCCCGAGCAATTTGTCAAGGAATACTTGACGTATACCGACAAATCTGTCGAGTATCAGATTCGTAGGCTCAAAAAGGCTGCGTGGTTTGATGCTGAAAAGCATGCTGAAAAGCTTGAAGAACTACAGGCTCTTAAGCGTCCTTGTTTGTTGTATAAGGACGACCTTGGTTACTATACCCTTTCAGGGCTAACCCAAGATGTGGCACAAGTTTTGAGACTGGAAGTCGAAAACAACCTAATCTACCCTCCTGCGAAGACTATCCCGTGGGCGAAAGTACCTCCAGAGCTTCGCCAGTACCAACAAGACACAGTGGCCCTATTCCTCGATTCTAGGCACGCAGCAGCCGAGATGGCTACCGGACTCGGTAAGAGCTTCATAATCCTCCATATCGCCAAGCGGCTCGGTTTAAAGACGGTTGTGATGGCCCCCACAACCTCGATTGCGGACCAACTCTATGACGACTTTGTTGCTTATCTTGGGAAGAAATATGTGGGACGATTCTATGGCGGCAAGAAGGATAGCGAGAAGCTTATCACGGTCGCTATTCACGCCAGCCTTGCTCGAATCGAAAGAGGGTCGGGTGATTGGTCTGCTTTCGCAGATACAAACGTCTTCATCGCAGACGAATCTCACCTATGTCCTGCCGCCACCCTCTACCAAGTCTGTACCGGGCTTCTAGCAAACGCTCCTTACCGCTTCTTCCTCTCGGGTACTCAACTTAGAGGCGATGGATCGGGTCTACTCCTCAAGGGAATCACAGGACCAATCCTCAAGCGGATGACTGTTGTAGATGGGGTAGAGCAAGGATACCTCGCCAAGCCGCAGTTCCGAATTATTCAGACGACCAGTAGCGATCCTTACGAATCTTCAGACCCGATGAAGATGACCCAGAAGCATCTTCTCTACAACCCAACCGTACTGGCTAAAGCTGCCGGGATTGCCAACCTCGCTGTCTCCAAGCTCGGCCACCAAGTTCTCATCCTCATCGATGAGGTTAAGCAGTTCAGATTCTTGACTCCATATCTGCGCCACGAAACCAAGTTCGCTCATGGACCTCTAAACTCGGACAACGAGGGAGATGTTCCAGAAGAACACCATACGACAGACAACGGCAAGCTGGTTAAGGAATTCAACGACGGCAAGTTTCCAATCTTGGTTGGTACAAGCGCGATTGGGCTCGGGACCAACATTAAGCCCGCACGAACCCTTATTTACCTCATGGGTGGAAAGTCGGAAGTGCAAGTTCGGCAAGCGGTAGGTCGTGGTACTCGGCTTGTGCCGGGTAAGACAGACTGCACCATCATCGACTTTGATGTAGCGAACATAGAGCTTGTTCACCGTCACGCCCTAGAGCGGCTTGAGATTTATGAATCTATCTACCCGGATGTTGAGATTTGCTGATGTGTAATGGAACCTTCGACGATGAAAAGAGCGACGACATGAACGATGCACATTACGTAGGCTATACCCAGAACGGGATGTATCTCAAACCCCTTAGTTGCCCGGTGTGTATGGGCCATCTAGCTTCGCTGCACGACGTAGAGTCCCACTTTAGCAAGTTTCACTTCTATTCCCCTTGGAAGAAGATCGAACTTGAAGACCATCGTTTCCCGGGAGTGAAGTTTCATTTCATGATCAACGACCTTCCGATGCAGCCCACTTCTCCCACGCTCCGCAGTACACCTCGCCCGCTTCCTACGGGGGTTGCTGGCCCCGGTCAGTCTAGGAGGGGGAATGAGTAAAGGCCATTCCGATGCAGCCAGTAGTTCAAAAGCCATGACCGAACCGAATTCCTGCGGGCACGACATTAACTACACTCTGCTAGATGGCTCTAAGCGCTGCGGCCTCTGTTACTACGCAAAGGCGTGGATGGAGATGGCAGAGCAAATCAAAGAGCAAGGATTCATTCCTCGCAAAAACGCGATCCTGATCGATCTTCTCGGGGAAGACAAGAAGGAAGAATGAGTAAAGGCCATTCCGACCAACACTTCAAGCAGTTTGCAAGCTCTCTAGAGCGCGCCATCGAGAAGTACGGCGGCGTCGAAGAGATCACTATCGTTGAGCGTCAAAAGCAACAAGTGGAAACGCTGGTCGGCCTCGAAAAGAAGTTCCGCAAGACCCTCATCCAGCACCCTTGGGGGCCGGGAGTTTACCGCTCGTTCATTACCACCATCATGGACGAGAAAGGAAACATTCTCGCTGCTCGTCCTTACTTTCGCGAACGCCAAGAGGTTTTTATCGAGCGCATCGCCCAAGCTCTACGTTCGCGTAGAGAGAAAGCTCTCTATCCTTTTGCTGTTAATTATCAGTTCATCCGCTATGTTATGGCCTCTCGCAACTGGCGCGGAAATAGGGTGGGTGGGCAAATTTGTAAGCTAGCAGACGAGATCGTTCGGCTGCGTACCGAGATTGTAGAGATGAACATGCCTCTCGCAATTTCTCGCGCTCGAATCTTCTGGTCCCGTACCCCTCGTAGTCACCTATCTTACATGGATTTGGTGCAGATTTCGTGCGAGGGCTTGATGTCGGCTGTAGACAAGTTTGTTCTACCGTACTCCAAGGTCTTCCGCTCGGTAGCTATTGGTCGCATCGTGGGTAACTTCATCGAGAACTACAGCGAGACTCTGATCCATTTCTACCCACAGGATAAGCGCAAGATTTATCGAGCCAACAAGACCATCAGCCGTCAACCCGTTCGCGGCCTCGACATGATTGACTTTGACCATTTGGTCGATGAGGTCAACAAAGAGGTCGAGAAGTCTCAGATGACCAACACCTCTGAAATTAGCAACCTGCTCGCGGCAGCCTCGCACGTTTCTGCGGATGCTACACCTCCCGAGACAGAGAACGAGAGCCGTCCATCAAGTGCGGTTGGCCGATACGCCGACGATGTAAGTTGTCAGCCCGACTATCAAGTAGAGAATGCTCAACTCAAGCACGTGTTCCACCAAGCCTCCCAATGGTTGACGTGGATCGAGAGGAAGCTGTTAAGGATGAAGGGAATCGAACTGCCGATCCCCACTGATGGTTCTGCTATACCTAGTGAGGAGAACAACAATGTGTAACTGCGGAAATACTGCTGGCTGTTGTAATTGCGCGCCCTCTATCGATGGACAGATTCTGGGCCAGAAGTCCTACAACGTAACTGGAACAATTTACTCGGCTACCAGTGAAGCCCTCAACGGCTTCATCGGCGTTGAGAAGTTCAGGACGAACAACGTCGAGAAGAAGGAAAAGCATGGCTTCGCTGTAGTCAGTCAGAAGGTGGAGCTTACTCCACTAACTGTCCTGTACGGTACCGACAAGATCCCGACCGGCTCGACGGTGTATGTGCGCGGCGACCTGTGCGCCACCCGAGATGCCCAGACGATCTACTCAATCGGGACGCAGGAATTCATCCTCATCCCGGTGGCCGAAGTCAAGATTGTGGCTAGGACGGCTAGGACGGCTTGGAGCTATCCGATTGGTGGCCAAACTCCTTGGTTTTCGTTGAACACTCAGCCTCCTGTTTCGTTGAACACTCAGCCTCCTGCGGGGGGCGTCCGCTAATGCGCGAGCTTATCGTTGGCGATCTACATGCGGTGATGGATGAGCTTGACGACGTAGCTGCCTTGTTTGAAGGTATCTACGATGTTGTCCAGCACAAGTCCATTGACCGAGTGGTGTTCCTAGGGGACATGCATCACAACTTTGCCATCACCAACGTTGGAGTCACGGGCTTCTACAAGGACAAGCTCTCAGGGCTCCAAAGGCTCCTTCCTCCGCGAGAGGATCACGAGAAGCCCAACATCATCATGCTGGTGGGCAATCACGACATGCCCGGCAACGGACACCAGACTCCTCACGCCCTTCTCTCGTACGTGTGGGATGGTTGGGTGATTGACGGTCCGACTTACGTGGACGACGAGAAGACTCTCTTCCTCCCGTATTACGCAAGCGCCGAAGAGTTCCACAAGGCAGTTGATCTCTTCCCCGACGCAGAGTTTATCTACTGCCACCAAGAGTTTAACGGTGCCAAGTACGACAACGGATTCTTTGCTCCCCATGGAGCCGATGCATCCAAGATGGAGGTTCCTACGATCTCGGGGCACATTCATACTCCCCAGACCTTGGGCAAGGTGACCTACATCGGGGCTCCTCGTTGGCGTACTCTAAGCGATGCCAACATCGACCGACACATGTGGATCCTTGACCGTAGCAAGCCCGAGAAGGAGATGGTCGATACCAGCAAGTGGTGTCGTCGCATCTGGTCCGCTACGCTTACGGAAGAGAATTCAAAGTTCGGGCTTGGTTTGCTGCGCGGGGATTTGTGTAAGGACTTATATCGTATTCAAATTGAGGGCTCGGCCGCGTTCGTTAAGGAACACGAAGCCGAGATTCGAAAGGTATATAAGAGGGTCCGCATCAGCGCGATTATCTCTACCGGCAAGGTTGCCCACGTCCGCGAGTCAGACGGCATCGACGTTGCATTCAAGAAGTTCGTCGGCTCCTTTGCGGGTAAGAAGGGCACGACTCCAGATAAGCTAATTACTCTGGCACTAGAGAGGGTGTACGGCACATCATGCTTCCAGAAAAGATGACCATGACGGTAGAGGAAGCCCGGTCTTATGAGACTTGGTTTCGCAAGTGGGCTAGAAGACTAGAGCGGATTGGGGCCGACAAGGTCGCTAAGTCTTTCTACTTTGCTGCCTGTTCCTGTGTAGATTTTGAGAAACGGAATGAACCCTAATATCGCAAGCCCGGACCAAGAGTCGCAACTTCTCATGCTCAAAGACCTCACCAAGCGTATGGGGGTCTTGCATGAAGCTCAAGTCCTGCAATTAAAAATGTGGCCGCTGACCCTCTTCACTCACGCCAAAAAGACCGAAGAGCGTGTTAATCTTGAGACTAAGGAGATTGACTTCGACATCCTTCAAACAAAGGGGAAGAAGCCAACCGACCTCAAGGAGCGATTCGAAGCCCTAGACAAGTGGACCCGTTGGCTCCTAGGAGATGACTGGGTTGTCCGCGTGCGTGAACGCGGAAAGGTAATTTTCCGCAAGGGACGAACCGTAAGAAGCTATGAGTGAGGCAATTGTAATCCAGCCTGAAGAACCCACAGCCCTACTTTCTCCAGAGGAGCGCAGAGCTTACAAGCTCTACCTCGCCAAAGGAGATCCTCCTCTTGCGCCCAAAGTCCAAATCCAGCTATACGAACTGTACCTCAACGGTTCTTCCTGCGAAGAGATCGTCAAACTCAATCCAAACTTACAGTTGGGTATGATTGTCCGAGCCCGCGTTGACGGTCTGTGGGATCAGCGCCGTCAAGCTCACCTGAATTCCTTGTTTGAAGGCGTGCGGGAACGGGTCGAGCAAGTACAGATGGAGTCTGTACTGTTCACGACGGACCTTCTCTCCTCTGCCAACAAGATGTTTGGCGACAAGCTCAAGAAGTATATCCAGACCGGCGACGAGCGAGAACTGGGTGCTCTCAAGGTGGACAGCCTCAAGCAGTACCGGGATGCGGTAGATCTTCTCTTGCGTCTTACGGGGCAAAGCAACAAGGTGGAAGTGACGGGCGAAACCAAGAGGGTGATTGAATTTAGCGGGAAGCTCACTCCCAAGGCCGCGGCGGCTATATTGAGGGCGGCAGATGAGCAGTAGCGAATACAACCAGAAGTATTGGCAAAAGAACAAGGAGAAATTACTGCTAGCTGGGCGGGCTTATCGCGAGATCCATCGCGACAGGCTCCGAATAATGGACGCTCAGAACAAGAGAGCCCGCTACGTGACTGTGGAGGGCAGACTTCGGCGTCTTTTGTCAGATGTAAAGGCTAGGGCTAAAAAATGGAAGATGCTGTTTGATTTGGATTACGAATGGCTCTTCTTTTTGTGGGAGAAGCAAAAGGGCAGATGTTTCCTGAGCGGACTGGAGTTGTCGCTGCTCCCTCCATCTTCGGGAGCCCGCTTTAACCGATTGGCTCCGTCTATAGATAGGATTGATTCACAAAAAGGATACACCAAGGACAATGTTCGGTTAGTTTGTTTGCACATTAACAATGCTATAAACGAGTACGGAGTAGAGGCATTCGAGGAGCTAGCTAGAGCTTTCCTTAAGGACAAGGGGGAGTAATGCCAGACGACCAAGGTAAGCCCACTCCAGCAGAACTCAGAGCCGCGCTCTTTGTGCAGCCCGAAACCCTAGAAGACCTCCATCGGTGGATTAAGGTCTATCTAGGCATCGACCTTCCCATCATTCGGGTGGATCCTGATTCTAACTCTAGTCCCATGGAATTGGTTTGGGAGCTTTATGAAGCCGCGCGCCTAAATAAGCCGGGCTACTCTCAGGTCATGGCATACGCCGCCCGAGACTCCTTCAAAACCTTTTCCGCCGCCATCTTTGAAGTCCTCTGCCTCATCTTACTAGAGCGCTCTGTTGCCCACATGGCCGCAATCGAACCGCAGGCCAAGAAGAGTCAGCAGTATTTCAAGAAGCACGTTTCCCGTCCGTTCATCCGAGACTACATCACGTCCAAGAACGAGCGCACGGTCGAGATTACCCGCTACTTCAATGAGGAGAGCGGAGAGAATCTAACTAAAGGCGAGTTTGAAGCTCTGCTTGCAGACGCTCAACTCCAGTACCGCGAAATCAAGAACTACGTTCAGATCATTATCTGTACCATTCAGGGTGCCAACTGTATTGATCCAGAAACGATGATCGATACCGTGTCTGGAAAGAAGGCTGCCGCTCTTGTAACGCCGGGCGACCGCCTTGTCTCCATGGACTTGGCGACTGGAGAGTATACGGAAACGGAAGTTGACTTTGCCGCCTTCACTCTTAAGAATGCAATGAGGGTGTCTTTAGAGGGTGGGGGGAGTGTGGTGCTATCTGAAGACCATGCGGTGTTTACTCGGGCTGGATGGGTTAGGGCTCGGGCTCTTCGTCTTGGAGATTCTTGCCTTTCGGTAGGGGCTTCTCCTCGGGAAGACGAATCTGATGCTGTTGTTTTGGATTTGCCGTGCTCTTCCAACTCGTCGGCTCTGCTTGGCACTTTGTTGGGTGATTCGAGTTTAACGTGGCCAAGAAATAAGAAGAAGGCGAAGTACGGGAAGGCTCCTCGCTTTGCGGTCAATCACTGCAAGAAGCAGGAACATTATCTAAAGCGCAAGGCGACCGTCTTGAGTGCAATGGGAATTCCCCATAGCATAGTTCCAGATCGCCGCAATCAAATCAAGCTTTTCAGCAAAACGTCCTTAAAGCTAATCCCCTTCTACGACCTTCTATACAAGACCGGGCGGAAAGCGATTACTTCAGAGGTTTTGGAGTTGGTAGACTTGGAAGCTCTGGCTTTTTGGTTTATGGACGATGGCTCTGGTTCGCCGGAATTGGTGGGATCCAGAAAAGACAAACACCTCTCCTTAGCTACTTGCTCTTTCACTCTAGAGGAAAATCAGCTAATCGTAGATTGGCTCAAAGACACTTGGAAGCTTGATGCTTACGTGGATAAGGTAAGCAACGGGGTTAATCAATACCCAATCGTCTCTCTAACCTTGGATTCTTCTCGGCGGCTTTCTGCCATGCTAGATCCTTACATTTCGCCGGGACTGAAATACAAATTTCCGGTGCCGTCGGCATGGATGGATACTAAGTGTATCGTTTGTGGCGATACCGTAAGTAAGACAAACCGCCACGGATTTAGTGGTTGTACCAAGCACCCGAGAGGCTCTCTCAGCCGAACACAGAGAGTTTCCCTTAAGAAATTTGAAAGTCGCTTTGGGGGCAAAATCTCCAAGTTGGAATTTTTAGGGCCGAGGTATCTCATCGATCTCCATCTCAAGACCGAGGAGCAAAAGCGCAACTTTATCGCCAATTCAGCATTCTTGCTTCACAACTCCGAGCACGTTCCTGTAATGGTCGTAGATGAGGTTGATGTTGTCGAGAACCCAGACGCCTACGAAGAGGCCAAGATGATCCCGGCCCCTATCAATGGGCTGATGCCGATCACCCTCTACACCTCTACTCGCAAGTATAGCTGGGGGCTCGTTCAAAAAGAACTCGATCGCGCAGCCGACACTGGCCTCCTTGTTCGCCACTGGAACCTCATCGACGTTACTCACAATTGTCCAGCTACTAGGCACCAGCCTGAACTCCCAAAGGTGCCCATTGCCTACTCAGACGATACACTGAAGGCGATCACTTACGACGACTATAAACTCTTAGATACAACTGAGAAGGAAAGGTACAACGTAGCAGAAGGTTACGCTGGATGTATCGCCAATTGCCGTCTGTTTGCCGTCTGTAAGGGGCGGCTCGCAGACATTCCGAAGTGTACGAAGTGCGAAGGGAACAACGGCGTTGGGTGCCGTGGATTCCCCAAGCCCGTTGAACACACCCAAAACACCTTCCGTAAGGTGTCCTTGGATAAGGCCAAGGCCCAGTTGCTCTGCCGCAAGCCTTCGTCCGAAGGGCTGATCTTCCCCAACTTCGACCGGGAAGTTCACATGAAGGATCCCGACCAGATGTACGAACTTGTCTTTGGCGAGAAGCCAAAGGTCGCCTTGGACAAAGCCGCCGCCATTGAGATGTTCAAGGAGCGGGGAGCCAGATTCGTAGCTGGTATCGACCACGGGTTTACCCACAACTTCGTAGTGGTTGTCGGGGCTATCCTTGGACATCGTCTGTTCATTCTAGACGTGATTTCACAGGCAGAACTAGAGCTTCCCCAGAAGATTGAACTGTGCAAGGAGAGGGTCAAGCCCATCGATCCAGAGGTTTGGGCAGATACCGAGAACCCCGGGGACAACAAAACCCTTAAGAAAGAAGCCAACTTACGCATCAAGGAGTGGAATAAGGGGAAGGGGTCCGTAGTTGACGGCATCTCTCTGATCCGCTGGCTTTTGATGCCCTCCATGGGTCGCCCAGATGAGGCTAGAATCTTTTTCCTAAAGGCCGATGAAGGCTGCGAGCTTCTGGCTACCCGAGTCACCAACTATCACTGGACTTCTGATGCCGCAGGCCGTCTAACCAACATTCCTGACGACGAGGACGACGACGAAGTTGACGCCTTCAGGTACATCGTGCTCAACACCTTCTCTCCCAAGACCAAGGTGACGATTGGGGAAGCTAATCTAATTGCCACCCAGCCATCTCCGGGAGCCTTTAATGGTCAAAAGCAGTACATGCCCGAAACGTGGCTTCGCCAGATCATTTCTGAGCGCACAGGTATTGTCTACGAGGAAGAGGAGGGGGATCCTTCTGATAAGGCCGGAAGGGCTGGCGGCTTCTCTTGGTCCTTCTAGAGAGGCAATCTTTGAGCGAGAGGAATACCCATGACCAGACCCGCCATTCTCAACATCAATACCTCCATTGTTGCACATGGGGATCCTACCCTTACCAACAACCCAAGACTTAAGTTTTTCGATTGGACTAGAAATCTTAACGGTGTGGAGGTTTTTTCTCCGAAGGCTGAACAGTATGTTGTCGCTGCTGGAACCAACATCACTGCGTTTGATGGAACCGTGGCCCTTGGCTCTCAGGCAGACACCGAACTCTCTATCCGTTTCTTAGAGGGAAGCACTTATCGAATTCAGCACACAGCAGGAACGGACCCCCAGTTTGCTTACGACAATGCCGTGTCTTTTGCGGGCATCGCTTTGTCCGCCGTCGTTAACGCAAACCAGACCCTTACCTTAACAGACACCACGGCTGGAGCTAGCTTGGCAGCTTGCGCTGAAGGAAGCATTGTTTACATCTATTCCGCACTAGACGACATCGACGCCGCGTTTTCTGCTGCCAATGCGGGCCGCTGGACAGTCCTAAGCAACAGCACCGGCAACGTAATCATCCTTGCTCGCCCCGATGGGGAGAGTTTCCAAGGGCTGACCGAAAACGTGACGTGTAGTTCCGCAGGCAACCTGATCTCTTACACCGAAAATCTCCACCTTGGCAGTAAAGTATGGCTAGGCGCCCCGTTCTCTAATGCGGCTAAAGGAGTACATGAGGTTTCTGCGTTTACGTCGAAGTGGATTGACATCATCTCGACCGTTCCTCTACCCGATCAGGCTTCCTTCTTGGTTGATATTACCGCCGGTTCTGAAACGATCCTTGCTTTTAATATTTGTAAGCGCTTTTTGCGAGTGGAAGTAGATCAACTGGCCCGCGTGCGTATCAATGGAGAGATCGTACGCCGCAACGTTGCTCCTTGGTCGCCAGCCGATCCCGATCGAATGGGGTGGTTGGAACAGACTGGGTACGTCTGGAAACTTCAAGTTGAGAACGAAACCCAGTACGACATGTCTCTTAACATCTTCAGTGCCGAGTAAGGAATCTCATGGCTAAGAAATCCGCAGTCACCAAGGAAATTAAACTCTTCTTGGCTGACCCCAACAGTACGCCTGTCTCTGAGCTTCTTAAGCAAGAGCAAGACGATCAGCCCGGGGCAACCTCGTTGGTTAAGAGCATGATGGCTGCCCTTGGAGAAGGAGAAGACCGGATTCAGCGCTTAGCGTTCGAGCGCGATCCGACGATGAACAACGAGTATGCGGCAATCTTCCGTCAGAAGGTTCGCCTCATTCCTGACTTTCTTCTCAAGCGCGTTTCAATTCAGGACGACCTCGTTGCTTCCATCATTGGTGCCCGCTCTAACCACATTAGCGCGTTCGGCCGTCCACAGCCAGATCGTTTTTCTCTGGGTTTCAAGGTTGACATCAAACCCGAAATTATCGAGCGAGCAGACGAGAAAGAAAAGGAAGAGTTAGGCAAGAGAGCTAACAAGTTTGAGCAACGGCTTCTGGTTTGTGGTACATCTAAGGGCTATGCCGTCGAAGAACGGATGACCCTTTCTCGATTCCTATCTATGCAAGTGCGCAACGCTCTTGTCGTTGGTAGGTTTGCGACGGAATTCCTCTACGGTTTCAACGACAGTGGCGAAGAGGAGTTCCATTCCTTCCGTCCTGTTGACGCGGGTACCATCTACCGCGCTGCTCCTTACAAGACTTCTGCCGAGGCCGTCCGCATTCAAGCCAAGCGCCTCATGGAACAGATGCTGAACCGCAAGCTGGAAGAAAAACAGCTTGAGGAAGAGGAATATCCGTGGGTGCAGGTTATCGATGGCAAGCCCGTTCAGGTGTTTACGGGCGAGGAGCTTTACGTCCACAACGTCTTCCCTGTTACCGACGTTGAGCTTCAAGGCTACCCTCTTACTCCGCTGGATACGGTCATCGCAGCAGTCACCACCCACATCAACATTACCACCCACAACAAGCTCTTCTTCCAGAGCGGTCGAGCGGCTAAGGGAATGTTGGTCATTCAATCCGAGGATCTGACCGAGCCACAGGTTAACAAAATTCGCCAGCAGTTTCAAGCGAACATCAACAACGTCAACAACTCGTGGCGCATGCCTGTGTTTAGCGTTGGCTCCAAAGACAACGTCCAGTTCCAGCAGATCGAAACCACGTCGCGAGATATGGAATTCCAGTATCTAAGCGACATGAACGCCCGAGTCATCTTGTCGGCGTTCCAGATGTCTCCTGAAGAACTCCCGGGTTATGCTCACCTTTCACGAGGCACCAACAACCAGTCGCTTGCCGAGTCCAACAAGGAATATCAGCTAGAGGCCCACAGAGATACTGGCATTCGCCCTCTACTTGCCCAGTTTGAAGACTTCCTTAACACCGCTGTATTCCCCGTCATGGACGAGGAGCTAGCCAAGCTTTGCGTCATTAAGCTCGTTGGCCTAGACGCCGATTCCGCTGAGAAGGAAGCGGTCCGCATTTCTACGGACGCTCCTTTGCACATGAACTACGACGAGGTTCTGGCGAAAGTCGAAAAGGATCCTATCGGCAAGGAGTTTGGTGGCGAGTTCCCGCTTAACCCACAGTTCCAAGCCATTCTTGACAAGTATCTAACCGTTGGCCAGATCCAAGAGAAGTTCTTTGGAGTTAAGGGAGCTACTCAGAATCCGGCCATGGCTTACATGCGAGACCCTTTCTGGTTCCAGATGCAACAAATGCAAATGCAACAACAGCAAATGCAAATGCAGGCCCAAGCCCAACAGCAACAAGCTCAGCAGGGCGGTCCGCCTCCAGAGGGTGGAGGCGAAGGCCCGCAGCCCGAAGGGGGAGGAGAAGGCGGGGGCGGGCAGGAAGCTACCCCCAAGGAAGGCGAAGCTCCTCCTGACCAAGAGGGTGGTGGCGACCTAACGAGGAGTGTAGACCAGTTGCTCGGTACCCTCGGTAAGTCCGAAGCCCAGCTACCTCCCTCCAAGCGCAGACTCCTCGCACAGCAGAAGAAGACCGTCTCCCACATCATGGATGGATGGGAACAGGACGCAAAGAAGACCATTTCCGCAATCCTTGATATAGCAGAGCAACACTCACCCAAGAAGAAGGCTTAATATGCCTAATCTGACGCGACTCGGTAGAGGCGCAGCGCAAGCTGTGGCCGACGCAATCGATACCATGTTTAACAACGCGAGTGTTCGCTTGCTGGGGCCGCAGTCTATTCAGGGTAAGAAAATCTACATCACCTTTGATCGCACGCTGTCTCTGCCGGGCATCTTTGAAGCCGGTTCCATCGAAGAGACTGTCAAGCCAGACCTAGAAATCCTTGACTCTCTGATTCGTGTGGCTTCTGCTTACATTGAAGCGTCCCGCGAGCGTACTAAGGCCCGAGTTATCCACGAAATCAACGGAGCCATTGCACAAGCCAAGCACACTGGCGGCATGTCGGGGTCGGACTTTAGGGACTTGGTGAACGCCAAACTGGCGACCGTTTGGTCTGACGTGACCAACAACATCCACACCATTGTAGACACCGAGATAGCTCACGCAAAGAACGTGTCGGTGCTAGATGGCGTCATCGGGGTCAACCTCAACGCTGGGGTTGAAGATCCTGTCGTCTACTTCGTCGTGGTCCGAGATGAATACCTTTGCGATGAGTGCAAGCGGCTCCACCTCATGGATGATGGAGTAACTCCTAGGCTTTGGAAGCTTAGCGAAATTGCGCACGGATACCACAGGAAGGGCAGCGACTCTCCAAGTATTGGGGGGCTTCACCCTCATTGTTTTGTGGGTACTACTCGCCTCTTTACAGATCGTGGACTCTTGACAGTTGAAGATTTGTATAAGCAGGGGGGCGCCGTTAAAGTTCCCGTAGACAACCGAATCAAAAACAGGCGAGTAGGCAACAATCAATTTGGAAATAGAATTCCCGGAGATGTTTGGTACCATCGCCACTCTAGCGGCACAGAAATGTTTGATGCTACTCCCGTATACGACACAGGAATACAAGAGTGCCTTCGGGTGTCATTAGATTCAGGCCATACACTAGAGGTATCGGTGGGGCACGAATTCTGGGTAGATAATGGAGTTGGAGGAGCCAAAGTACGCGCCGATGCTTTGAAGATTGGTGATAAAATTCCGTTACTTTCTGGTGAGGGAGCTTTTGGAGCCGACTCTTTCGAGGATGAAGCGGAGCTAATGGGAAATTTGCTCGGAGACGGATCTCTATGCGGCAATGTGGCTCAATGGAATTTCTTTGGCAATGATATCGAGTACGGCTTTCTCCTTAAAAGAAAGGCGTCATCGCTTTCTTCTCGAATGCTTCCCGAGATGGTGGTTAAGCCTCCAGACGAGAAATACGGCGTTGAACGAGCGACCTTTAGCAGTGCATACCTTGGGAGGCGGTTTCGAGAGGTATACGGGCTTGATAAGAAGCCCAAGAGGGTCCCTTCTAAAATCTGGGGAGCGAGTAAATCTACCGTTAGCTCATTTTTGCGTGGGTTATATGCAGCAGACGGCCATTCTGAAATTAGCCCGTCCATTGTCTTGGTGCAAAACGATCGCGAGTTTTTGCAAGAAATTCAAGTGCTCTTGGCCAATATGGGGATCGTTGCTAGAATCTTCAAACACGGGGAGGGCGGGGCTAAGGAGATCGAATACCACAATGGAGATTCTTTTATTGCCGAGCGTAAACCCTGTTGGCGGCTTTGTATTGGCGGCGTTGACGCTGTGAAGAAATTTTTGAGAGAAATCGGGCTTGGAGTAGCTACCAAGCAAGCTAGGGCCGTTTCTTATCTTCAGGTGCACGCTGGTAAGAAATTGCATGGAGCTTGGCGAACCGCAAGGGTGATTGAGATAGCCCCCATTGGAAGACATCAAACATATTGTTTGACGGAGCCAATGACCAACACTGTCTGTGCAAATGGGATTGTGACTGGGCAGTGCCGCTGCACCCTAGTCACTCTTCTGCCGGGTTACGGGTTTACGACTGGTGGGCAGATCAAGTTCGTCAAGCGCGGGTACCTAGCTCTTGATGAGCAGAGGGGGTAAGACTCAATCTTACATGGGGGTGTGTATGTTCTTGAAAGCTTACCATCACCAGCACGCCCACTTTGATTTTAGCCCGTGCGTGCTGGCGGCAGCAGGAGTTCTTATTTCCGCCGCTGCTTTAGCGGGAGTGGTCATCCATTGGTTGTCCGTTCGATAACCTTCATGCAGAGAGCGTCCAGAAAATCTCTGTCGGGAGCCCTAGGCAGAGAACTAGCTTGCTCCGCAACCGCCATCTTAGCGTCCATTTGCTCAGCATATTCAACCATTTGAGCGTAGGTCCACGCTCCGTGACGAATGGAAAGTAGCTCCTTGGCGTCAGGCCGCTTAACAAAAACCTTTCCCTCAGTCAGAATCTCGTAGCCCATACGGAGCAACCTAACAAGGTGCATTCCGTGCTTGGTGTCGTAGCCCCACTTCGCCTCAAGCTCTGCGCGAGCAGGATTGCGGGATGCCTTCCAAGTCTGGTACTGCTTCCATTCGTTCTGGGCGTTGTTGTAGCTGCGCTCCTGCTGAATGATGTAGATGACTTCATCCGAGAGGCCAACGCCCCGCGCGGCCGACATGAACGGATCGCCTTGCGCAACATCCAGCAAGGTCTTCTCAAACCACTCCATTGTAGCAATACGCGCAGCCGGATCCATTTCCGAGAGGTCGGGGTTCCACGAGTCCATCTTGGACTTGATGATGGCCATGGCGGCAGCCCGCTGGTCAGCCGGGATGGTGGTGCGGTTGATGAGCCCGAACTCCTTGCGACTGGGCTCGTGCTTGGGAGGATTAGTGAGCCAAGCATAATGCCTCTGGATGCGCTTGAGTTGACTCATGGCGTATCCACTGAAGGTGTGCTTGGCTTTTTTGCTTAGGAATGCGTGGGCGCAGTCTCGAAGGATCATTCCTCCTTGCATTTGAGAAACAACGTCGCTCTCGTCCACAAAGAGAACTTCCATGATGGAGGGATTGCAATCTGCGGCGAGATTGCAGAACTTTCTAATGTCGTAGATTACAGAGTCGTAGGGCTGCCGCTGCTCTGCTTGTTCAAACTTCTTGACGAAGCCGTAAAAGTAGGGCTTCGGAGGAATAGCAACGCCCTTGAAGTCGAGATCGGAGGTCGGGAGACTGGTCCCGTAGGCGTGCGAGCCCGATCGGACCGCCAGAATGACGGACTTTTCCAGCCACGGCATACTCTCCTTGTGAACTTGAATGAGGTCTTGAATTGAAGGGATCATCCCTTGTCCCCCTCCACCACCTTCGCGCCCGTCACGCGGTCGAGGCGGGCGATGGCGCAGGCCGTCATTTCGCACGTCGTCAGGCCACAATCGACGAAGCGCATCTTCTCGATGTGCGCCCTCGCCGCCTCCTCGATCTTCTTCGCTCGCGTCATCGGGTCTTCTCCTTGGCGGGTTCGCCGCCTCCGTCGTGGGTACGGGAGAGGACCGCGCGGAGACGGACATAGGCGGCGCAGGCAGCGTCATCGGCGCGCAGGGACCGGGCGGATGTCTCGCGGTCCGGCACGGAGGCGCCCTTCGCCGCTATCAGGGCGTCTTCTGCGTACACGAGGTCCCGCGCCGCCCCCTCGACCTCGGCCAGCCGCGCGCGGAGGCGGGCGATCTCGGCACCTGCCTTCGACTCATCGAACCAGCCACACTTCATGCATACGCTGCCGACAGCGTGGAAGTACCCGCACACACCCCTCGTCGCGCTCACTTGCCGTCTCCCTTCTCCGCGGGGGCGCGTGGGATTAGGTCGCGGATCTGCCTCGCGCACTCCTCGGGTGTCCACTGGCGGCACCTGACGCGCTCACACAGGGCCGCAGCCTCTTCCAGCGCCGCCGCGCGCCGTGCGCCGGGCGCGTCCTCCTCGGGGAGCGCCGCGAGCAGCGCGCGAGCGTGCGTCACCGCTGCGTCGTCGTCGTCGCCACCGCTCATCTCGTCCAGCCGGTTGGCCATGTCCTCCATGCTCTCTCGTTCCTGTCGCGTCATCGGGTCTCCTTGGTTGAAATTCCTGAAATCGCTGTAACGATACCATTAGGAAGCAGATAAAGGGTGGCCTTCTTGCCGATGAACAACTCGACCGCTTTGATTGGAAGAGCGGCAACGCATCCTCTCCCAATGAACCCCGAAACAAACCAAAAAGAGGTGGTTCCCGGGGAACACCCAGCCCAAACCATCGTGATCACGCCATGAACCTCTGGCGGATGTCCCGTTCCATCGATGCAATTATCCATGACTCAATATAGCATGGCCTTCAGATGCTTACAAGCTCGTTTTTTCGGAGAAAACAGACACTTCCGCTGTACGATTCTGGAAATCCCTACAAAAACAGGATACTTAGGAACTCAACCTTCTACTTAGGAGGAAGTATGAAGAACTTTGCTCTAGTGGGTACTCTAGTTGGGTCGATTGTGTTCCTGTTGGTCGGTATTCTTCCTGCGATGGCCTATGGCGGGTACGCCGGGTTGCTCTTGGCGGGCGGTCTGGGCTTCGGAGAACACCTTATGGCGGGCTTTGGTATGGGCCTCGGGGCGTTCGGCGTAGGCTCGCTTTTCTGTGTCCTAGGAGCCATCCTTGGGGTAGGACTCCAAGGGCTCGTCTACGGGGCTACCCAGAGCTACGGCTTCCTCGTCAGTCGGTTCGATGTGAATTAGGACCGAATAGGGTCTACCCTTGGCCTTAAAGCGGATCCGCAGCCCGTCGTCGTCCAGAGTGGACGCCTGAAAAGTGCCCTCCATGTCGCTAAGGCAAACCCTAGCGAGGTTAATGGCGGCTCTACGCTCTCTTTCCGACAGGTTACGCATGCTTTTGGTCGTGCGATCCTCCGCAGGCGCATCGGGCCTTAACCCAAGCGCGAAGCTTGGCGACAGCGAACCCAACAACGGGGATCGACATCAGGAACAACTGCCACTCGCCATGACAGAACAGGTGAATTTCCATCTATGTAGTATAGGGTCGTCTTCCTAGACTGTCAAGCCATACCCCAGAGGCAATCTTTAGGGCATGAGTTTATCGAAGTGTCTAGTTTATGGACTAGTAGACCCACAGACAGAAGAGTTGGGGTACGTCGGAAAGAGAAAACGTAATGGCCGCGACTTCCACTAACAGTATGATTATCGACGGGATTGCTTGCTCTAGTGCTATTGATAGCAGCGGCGAAATCCTTGACATCAACGGAGCGGACATTAGCGACTTCACCTCTGGAGTGGGCACCCTTAATTGGGAACATCGAGGATCGGATTCCTCTGGTGCATCAGGCAATGACACTGTGGGCAAAATCATTTTTGCCAAGAAGATTTTTAGCAAAGAGGATTGTGACGACAAGCGCCAAGAAGCCTACTGGAAGGCAACCAATCTACCTTTCGTGTATATCAAAGCTCGCCTATTTGATGGTTCTGGGCATGCGGGCGCTAAGGCAATTGCCGCTATCATCAGGGACTCTGTAACTCACAATGAGCCTATTCTTGCCCGCTACAGCGTGGAAGGCTCAACACTTAAAAAAGAAGGGCAAAAGCTAGTTAAAACCATCTGTAGGGCTGTGGCTATAACCCTTAAGCCAGCCAACAAAGCAGCGATCTCGGGCCTCGTGTCGGACCCCAATGCTCCAAAGCCCATTACCGAGAAGCAAGCCGAGAGGAGTCTGTTAGCTCGCCTACTAGAAGAGGACACCGTCAAGAGTGAGCGCCCGGGACACCAGAAACTTGGTAGCCACGCAATGGATCTTCGTTATGTTGAAGTTGAGGCCCGAGATCCCTCACTTAACAAGACCATGACCGGTGGAGCTAGCGATGCCGCTCCTTCTACTCTCACGGGTGGCGCGGCGCTTGCCCGAGAAGATATCATGGGCATGAAGGACAAGGAGAAGTTCAAGAACCAGCTTAGGGCTGCCGTTCGAGACTACAGCCCTGTTGAGCACGGCTACTCCAAGTCCGACATGCTTAAGTTCTTCAAGTTTCAGCTACCCGAAATCAACGAGAGCTTTCTAGACCATTTCACTGATTTAGTAGGGGACATCCGTACCCGTCAGGTTGGCGACTGGGTTGAAAAGGCCATGGGCGTCTGGGGAGCAGTCCAGAAAGCCGAGAAGCGCGGAGCAGAGCAAGCTCTTGCTTCTATGGCTTCTGCTCCTCCAGAGACTACGGCTCCCGAAGCCCAGCCCCAAGAACCCAAGATGTATCACCCTCGTCCTGAAGCGGCCAATCCACTGGAAGTTCCTCCCAAGACAAAGGCTTCTAGAAGCTTAACTGCTAGGGGAGAACTGCTAAGTCAGAAGTTGAGCACTCCAACAACGCCGCTCAAGCTGTATGATTACGGACAAGACGAGCACTTTCTCAACGTTTTAAATGCAGACAGTCCCTCTCTTTCTCCCATGCTCGACCCAGAGCGCAGGGAGAAGATTGTCAACTACGTTCATAAACCTTGGCAGCGCGCCATGTCCTCGTGGCTGGTGCTCAACAAGATGGCTTCGCAGGGCCAGCTACCGTCTAGCGTTATTGCCCATGCCGCCATCTTTGCTGCAATGTCCCCAAATACCAGCGTGCCTATGCAGGAGCTTTACTATGGGCACTATATGGATTTCCGAGCGAAGCACGGCGATGTCTTTAGCAAGCCCGAAGGTATCAAACCAGAGGACGCAGAGCACTTTCACCGCTGGCTCAACAAGACTACCCCTCCTGAATTTTTCCGCGACTTCTATGTTGGTCGTACCCAAGAGAAGGGCGGAATCGAGTATGACGCATCCCGCACCAAGCGCCGAGCGGGTTACGACCCCGCCACGTCTGGCGCTGTTCTAGCGGATCGGCCGCAAGGCAGACCGCTCCTGAATTACCACAGATTTCACCCCTTCATGGTCGCTCTACAGCGGGAAGTCAAGGACGACGGCCGAGCGTTCGTTGACTATATCATGCAGAAGAAGCAAAGCGAGGGAGCCGACTCCTTCATGTATGGTTTTGGGCCTAAGCTCGCTCGATACATGGGTTTGATGATGGGGCAGGGTAATATGATTATTCCCGACCGTCACCAACTTCGCGCTCTCTTTAACATCTCCGATAAAAACTCAGAGCAAGCTAAACAGGTTTTCAACGCCCTTACCCCTGTCCGTGGCGAAACTCTTTTGCGCGGTATCGACCATCATTTCTTCCAGAAGGCTCCTGCTGTCCAGAAGGTTCACGAAATGTGGCCTGATCATTTCAAGGGCCGCGAGATGCAAGCGGTTGGTCCCGCGTTCTGGCTTCAATGGCTTGCGTATCCGCACTATGAAGCTTTGCTTGGTCGAGATACTGACAACTTCAACATGGGGACGGCCCACGACCCATTCTTTAAGTCGGTTGGCCAAATCATGGACGAGGAAGGCATCCCCCACGACCTAACCGATCCGTCTAAAATGTGGAACATGCAGAAATCTCAGGACCAGTACGGCGAGCCGCTTACGGTTCGCATTGCCAAGGCGACCAAGCGTGTTGAGAAGGATTTTGGCGAAGGACCGGCCAGTTTCTTCTTTTACACTTGGGGTGCCCCCGCGCTGATGACCAACGACAGAACCCGCAGCTATGACGAAACTTCTATTCGCAAGATGGAAGCGTTCGAGGTTGAAGCACGTCGTCTTTTCAAGTCAGGCTCCAATCTTCTAAAGGGCACTCTCCCGGCTCAGCCCGAAGAGGAATGGCCCCCGACCTCACAGCCGACCATCATTCACAAGGACCAAAAGATCAAGCCGGGTTCTGCCACTATCTATTTCAACAAGGATGGTACCCGGGCTGAAGGTGGTCGCAAAATGGCTATCGTTGGCACGGCTCCAGCCCACCCCGACGCACCTGTCGGTGAATGGCTGATGGTTCCTCATGAACATCTTGGATCTTTCTCTCCAGAGCACATGGAGCGCTGGGGCATTGACGGTTCCGCTGAAGTTCACTCGGAGCCAGAGTTCCTCGACATGCCACCGGGCGTTGTGGATGCCGATCGTCACGTGCCTTCAAATCTAATCATCAATGATTACCAGAGACAGATGGTCCACGGCTTTGATCACAATGCCGCAGCCCAGTTTTCGCCAGAACATTTTAAGTCGGGTATCTCCGAAGGCCGATGGGTCAAGCTACCTAATGGCAAGCAAGCTTTCATCAAGACTCTTTCCACTCAGCGAGATGGCAGATCCAGTGCGCTTAACGAGATCATGTTTCACAATATGATGCATCATCTTGGCTTGGGCGAGCACGTAGCTCCTACTTCAATCTTCCAAAACCCCAACCTGAAGACCAACGAAGAGCCAAGGCCCAATGATTGGTGGTCCGTTCATGAGGCTATTCCCAACGCCGCTCACCAGCGCGATGGGGACGAGGAGCAAAATAGCGCTTTCGTAAAGAATATTCAGAACGGCAAGCTTCACAAATTGGCTCTCGCAGATCAGATGCTTGGTGCTCGCGACCGCCACTTAAACAATTTCATGTTCGGTGGGGCTAAAGGAGATAACATCTACCTCATTGACCATGGCGACTCTTTCCCTTCTCGTGGTGTAGGCGACGATCGAAGCGATTATATGGTTCCTGCACAGGAAGCGGCAAAAGCCGCCGGACACAATGACAACCGCTTGCATCCCGATGCCAGAAAATGGCTGATGGGCATCGACAAGGACAAGTTTACTAAAGAGATCCAAGATCACGATGTTCCTGTTTCCGTAGCTCGGGCGGCACGGCAGCGGCTAGAGAATCTCCAACACTATGCGTCTGTAGAGCCAGACGCATCGGTGGACGAAATCACGTCTTATCTGGGGTTTGCAAATTCGGGATGGACAGGAATGCATGCCCCTCAGATTCGAGAGAGGGCATACAAGGATTTCTCTGTCCTTGCTCGTCACGCAGAACGGGTTAAAGAGGTAAAGGCTCGTATCCAAAATTTGCCCGAAGCTGAGCAGGACTACGACCTCGCTAGCCTTGCAGTAAGTAAGGACCATGAGTCGGCTTCAAGAAAAGGCGAAGCGCCCGTTCCTTACGAGCTTCTCATGTCGAATCGTGGCCCGGGAGAAGCCGAGAACATCATCAAGAAATTTGCTCATCACGCCGATATGACTTTTGATGAAGCCGTTACTGAATTCAATAACTCAATTCGCCGCCGAGGAAATTCGGAGAGGCGAGAGGCTCATCGCAATAGGGACGAAGGGGCCAATAGGTTGGCCCGCGGAATCTCCAAAGGTGCAGACCCGGCGGGGTATTTAAACAGCTTAGGCTATAGTTTAGATGCATTGTCTCGACAGTGGCATGGCCCAGAGCGAGGCGATGGAGAAACAGACCAAGATTTCCAGAAGCGCATCTTGGACTACATGGAGCCACATATCCACAAGCATATGGGCAAATACATTAAGGGATAACTATGGTTGACTTCCAAAATGCTAACGGAATCTTCGATGTATATGGGGTCTATCCTAACGAGAAGGGCAACCAGCGACTTCTTTTGGGCCGCTTCATGATCGAAGATGGGAAGCTCCGAGTCCTTGAGGATCATAACGGCATGCTCAAGATGTTGTCCAATGGTCCTGTTGGGCACAGTCTACAGCAACTTGATTCCTTGGCTCGCTCTCCATATACTCAAGTGGTTTCCGAGTCTGAGGTCAAAGAAGGGCATCACATAGGACTAATCCCTCAAGGGAAAGAAAATCCCGATCCTTCCGGTCCGCAACCCGGCAGCCCGCCTGATGTTGTCGAGCAACCCGCAAGCGCAGAAGCTCCCCAGATCGTGGACCCCAACTCTCCTCGCTTCAGTATGCAAACTCCTCCTGCGGTCTTTGACTACATGAGGGTTGGAATGAAGGAGCCTCAGATTCTTGAGGTTCACGGGCAGGAAGTGTTTATGAACGGCACCAAGCTCTCGACCAGAGAGACCGAGCGCATCATGTACACTCTAGAGACTGGCTTGGGCAAGCTTCGCTACAGGAAGAAGGTGTAGCGTGGAAGTCTTCAACGTCGCACAAAAGCTCCTAGCTATGTCGGCTCATTTTGAAGAGCTTGCCAAGACCGATCCTGCGCTTCGCGAGGCTATGGCCCATTTCCGGGGTAAGTCGGAAACTGGCTCCGAAGAAGACAAGAAGTATTTTGACGTAATTCGCCAGCGCATGTATCTCGACAAGCTCACGAATGGAGTTGTGGGCAATCACGCTGCGTACACTGACGAGTCTGAAGCTCCAGATTTTCACACTAAGTACATCCACGTTCGGTCCGACGGCAACGATCACAAGGCTATGAACGACAACGCGGGCTATGATCAGGGCGATCTTGCTATCAGAAACTACGCCAATGTTCATCGCGAAGCGGCTGACGCTGTACTGGGGAAGGGCACCGCCAAGATTTACCGTCTGGGCGGGGATGAATTCCACACTCTGATTCCTAAGACTGGCGACATTTCCAAGGATCACGCCCGGGCCGCTCACTACACCCGCGAGATTACCAAGCGGTTGGGACAGCTAGTTCCCATTGCGGGACGGTTCAACCACAGTCTCAAAATCGGGATCGCCCATACTGCTGATAAGGCGGACGAAGCTGTGCGCGAGCACGCCAAGAAGACCAAGAACGCCATGCGATATGCCCCGGGACAGGCAAAGACTCATGTCCATAGCCTTTTACCCGGCCATGAAGGCGCGATTCCTCTAGACAACGAGTTCGATCTCATCTAGAGGCAGTCCTTACAGAGAGCCTTCTTCTCGTAAAACCACAACTCTACGATTTTGACCTCTCGACAGGAGCGGCACTGCTTTAGCCCCTGTTGTTTGAGGCATCTTTTGCACTGCTTATTGCTTGACAGGATCGCTGGCGTTCCACAGCGCTGGCAGTTTCCATCTATTGTCGCGCCCATTTGAACCGAACGATTGGTGCTGCGACAAATACGGCAATCTGAAGATACAGGTCTTAACTTGGCGCTATTGCTACGTTTTTCGTAGAATTCCGTTCTGCGTTTTTCGTGGCCACAAGACAAGCACTTGTATCTGTTCATGTTTAGCAAGATTGTGTTCGCACTTTTTGCGGAAGCCCCAGCACAAACTTAAGTGTGAGTTAAGGGACTCGCCTACTCACAAACAAAGGAGATTCAATCATGGGAAATTTTAAGCAATCAGCAACCGCAGAATCGGCGGCAGAAGTCCTTGCACTCCGCACGGGGCTTACTGCCGTAGTTGATCAGTCGGAGAGCGCGTTTGCTGCTCCACTCATCAGCGTCGGTAACTGCACTACCACCAATGCTGGCGTCCAGATCGCGGTTCAGGCCCAGCGCGGCACCGTTACCTCGACCGAGCCGGGCTGGAAGGCTCTTCCGGGTTTCGGCAGCGTCGATCAGCCGGTCTACACTGGTACTGTCTTCAAGCTCACCTATGAGCTTGGCGCGGCACCGCTCAGCTACTACGTCGCTCCTGCTCTCATCATGCAGGTTGTTGGCGAACTCGTCCGTAGAGGCGGAACTGTCGAACTCTGGCAGATCGCTAACGGCAATGCTCCTACCGCAGCTAACATCGCAGCGCAGGGCACTCTAGTTGGTACGTTCAATTCCAACCTCTACTACCCGATTCAGGGTCGCGTCTAATCCCTTGGGGATAAGGAGCCAACAATGGCAAATCTCAAGGTATCAAGTCAGGAACTTGACAACATCCTCGGTGAACTCGACGGTGAACTCAACGAAATTCTGGCTGACGCGCAAAACAGGCTAGCAAAGGCCCGCGAGGAAGACGGTTCTCCGTCCCCCGGTATGGGCTCTGCATCTGCCGCTGGAGGCTCCCCGTCTGCGGGTGGATCTCCTAGTGCGGGCGGTCCTCCGTCTGCGGGCGGTGGCGCACCTCCGATGGGCGCTGAAGGTGGCGCACCTCCGGGGGCTGGTGGCGAAGCTCCTCCTCCCGGTATGGAGGGTGGCGCTCCCGGTCAAGAAGGTGGGGGCGAAGGCGGGCCAGTTGATCCGGCCGCGCTTGAGCAAGAGTATGCTCAGCTTCCTCCAGAGGAACTCAAGGCTCACTACCTAGCAGCGAAGGCTGCACTCATGCAAGTCATGGGTGGTGGGCAGGGTGCTGGTCCGTCGGCTCCTGTTGCCCCTCCGGGCGCAGGCGCGGGTGCTCCTCCCCCTCCCGGTGCAAGTCCGTCGCCTGCTGGGGCTCCCCCGATGGCAATGGGCGAAGGCAAGAACATCGGAGTTTCTCAGGCTGGTAACGGCGGGGAATTCAGCAAGTCAGAAATCGCTGACCTACACGCACAGATCGAGGCACTAACCAAGATCGTTACCACTGTCGTCAACAAGCCGATGCAGAAAGCAATCACTGGTACTTCTTACGTCGCTAAGTCGGAAGAAGCACCGAAGAAGCCGGTCAGTCCCGCAGAAATCACCGCCAAGCTCAGTGAGCTTACGCGAAGCGCAGATTTCAAGAAGTCGGACCGCGACCTAGTCACGGGGTTCTATGAGGGCCGAGTTAATCTCGCCGCCATCGAGCACCTTCTCAAGTAAGGAGAATACAATGAACGCACTGGAACAACTACAGTCGCTAGTTAAGGCACTTGAGGCGGGCGGATATGATGCGGCCCCCGGTTCACTCGTCCAAGGCAGCGCTCTACAGACCGAGGATCTCTCCCCGGTTATGAACAATGTCACCTTCGATGACTCACACATTAAGCTTCAGAAGATGCTTAAGGTGAGCCCCGCGAAGAGCACCCTCGTTCAGTTTGATCGTCAGCTTAGCTACGGCGGCTTCGGCGGGACGGCTGTTATCGAAGGCGCTGTTGGTCAGGAATTCACGGACGACTACGTCCGTGTCGTGGTTCCCATGTGCTACTACTCACACGTTCGTCGCGTGACGCTAGTGGCCAACATGGTCAACACCGTTGACGGCAAGGACGCCTCTGAGCGTGCTGCGTCTTCGGCAGCCAAGAAGATTTCGGCTGACGTTGAGTTCGACCTCTTCCGTGGTAAGGAAGGCTTCAGCAACATCGGCGTGTTCGACGGCAACCCGGGTACTATCGCCCCGCTTCCCAACGTCCTCGGACTTGGCGAGCAGGTTCGTCAGTCGGATGCGCAGCGTAACGCCAAGGATCTCATGTTTGGCGAGTACGGCTCCGACGAAACCGTTGTCATTCAGGGTGGCGGCATCGCTTCCCTCACCACCGTTCCGGGCTACGGCTCGCACGGTACGGGCGTCCTAACCCAAGCCAACATCGAAGACGCGGCTGTTCGCTCTGCGATGAACATGGGTAACGCGGATCGACTCATCCTCGACCCGAGGTCGCTCGCTGCATACAACAAGCTAGCGTTCGAAAAGGAACGCATCATCCTTGCCGGTTCACCGCAAGATGCCTCTGGCGCGGACCTCCGTCGTCAGTGGGTTTCTGGTGGTACCGTCCAGCTTGAAGCGTCCCGCTTCCTCTCTGGCAAGACTCGTCCGCAGGCTTCCCGCCCCGGCGTTCCCGGTGCTCCTACCCTTGGTAACAGCGCAAGCCCTGCAACTGGCGCGCTGCTCACGGGTAACTACAACTACATCGTTACCGCGTGTAACGAGCTTGGGGAAAGCGTTGCGTCCGCAGTTCTAACCGTGGCGTCTGTCGCTGGTGACCGTATCACCTTCGACATCACCACTGGCGGTGGCGCACTACCGCTCTACTTCAACGTGTACCGCTCGGAAGTTGGCGGGACCACGACCAAGTGGATTGGCCGCGTCAATCGTAGCGCGAACGTGGTTCAGTTCGATGACACCGGGGCCAAGATCCCGGGCTTCGTGACTGGCTACCTCATCCAAGGAGACACGATGGAAGTTCGTGAGCTATCGCCTTACAGCCGCCTCAAGCTAGCTGTGACCGACCTCTCGATCCCGGAGGCGCACTTCCGCTTTCTCACACTCACGGTTCCCCAGCCCAGAAAAAATGTGCTCGTGGATAACGTCAAGGGCTAATTCCAATTAGTCGAGTCCCTTCAATGGGTTAGGGCCAGTCGTTGTAGACTGGCCCTTTCCTTTTGTGCGTCTGCTGCGCTATATCTGGAGAAGGAGACAGCATGAAAGCGATTCAACAGAGGGTGGAGCTTGAATGGATCACGCCAGACCCTCTGTATCTGATTGAGCGAGCCGCCCGCACTTGCTATAAGAGCGACCCCACCACCGAGGACTCTGGCGAGTTTGTAAAGCGCATCGCTATCAATCAAGGTCACGCTTCGGTCATTGAGCATGCGTCCGCGTCTTTCCGCGTTATCACAGACCGAGCTATCGGGAACGAAGTTGTCAGACATCGGATAGCTTCGTACTCTCAAGAATCCACTCGCTACGTCAACTACACCAAGGAGAAGCATGGTGGCGGGGATATCCAGTTCATCCACCCGCTGGATCTGACAGAGGAGCAGCTTCGTTTCTCGATCCGTGCCTACAAGATTTGCGAAGCGCTCTACAACCGGGCTATCAAGCTCAAAATGACGCCGCAGCAAGCCCGAGATTACCTACCTCTTGGTACCAAGACGGAGTTTGTGATGACCACTAACTTCCGCGAGTGGCTACACTTCCTCAAGCTTCGCACCTCTCCTGCTGCTCACCCCAAGATGAGGGTTCTGGCCAAGATGATTGGCGAGATCCTAGCCGTCGAATGTTCCGCCCTTTTCGGGCAGTATGCCGCGCCCCAATCTTAACCTACATGGAGCTACAATGAAAGATGACCTAGACCTCCTAATCGAAGACGCAGACAAGCACACCAAGCCAGAGATGTTTCGGGCTTTGGTAGTTCCAGAATTGTCCGACGAGGACTACAAGAAGTTCACCAAGGCGTTTTGCAAGTCCAACCATATTCTCCCGACCTTCAATCCACACTGGGACTTGGTTCTTTCCTAGGAGCCCTATGTGCAATATCTGCGAATCAGCAAAGCAGTTTAAAAACCCCCGAACCGCCCTTAAGTACATCGCTAAAGAGACAGAGGATGGCATCCCAGAGTGCGTAGATGCCCTTATAGGCGATCTTTTAGGTGAGAAGCTCTCCAAGGCCGACAAGGGGGCCGACAAGGACTGGGAGCTAGCTAGCCGGGATTCCAGCGATTCTCGTTCTGAGAGGATTTAAGAGGCTGACGTAAAATCGTAGTGCTATCACCTATCAGGAGACACCGTGACGACAAAACTAAACGATGGGTTCCGAGTGATAGCTCAAGAAGAGACCAAGCTTGTCCGAGCTTCGGCCGTTCTCTTCGATTTCAATGCCGCTAGTTGGGTACGCCATGGCGTTGCAGATTACGTGACCTTGGAGCGTCAGGTTGTCCCTGTGTACGAGGGAGAAGTTCAGGTCGGCGCTGCAACCTTGTTCGTCACGAATGGACAGGTCGTCGCCCTCATCGGATTCGATTACGCGACCCCAGAGAGGCTCGATCTGCAACTAGGTACACCAGTGTTCGCCGTGCCGCGGGGAGATTTTTATCTCAGGCCGAGCGATCTTGTGGTAGACTACGTGGAAATTTCAGGCATCGACCTGTTTTACACCCCGCCTACTCACGCTGGCATTGGCGGTCCTTTGACCGTTACCTTGTACGACACGGAGAACTCATAATGAACAAACTATTGAAGTACGTGGCCATTGCGATGGTGGCTCTGGCTACTCCTGTTTGGAGCATCGGTGGTGTTGAGGATTACCGTGGTCCACTACTGACCCCAATCGTAGAGGAAGCCCCAAAGATCACCCATTTTATCAAGAAGACCAACCCGGCTCTCTCGGATTCAGATGCACTCTATCTTGCCCGGACAATCGAAGGTAAGGCTAAGGAGCACGGAATTCACCCGGTAATCTTCGCTGCCCTGATTCGTCAGGAAAGCTCCTTCAGGCTCAACCTGAAGGTCTGTCATGGCTTTGAAGGCAACTGCGACTACGGGCTCGGGCAGATTAGCTCTATCTGGGTCAAGGCTTGGAAGCTAGACACCAAGCGACTCCAGTACGATGTTGGCTACAATCTCGATATCTCGGCTCGCATCATTCATCACTACATCGAGCTTCGGCCCAAGGACAAGAACGCTTATAGTCTATATTACAACGCCAATCCAGAGTTCCGCAAGGACTATGAGAAGCGCATTCAGCGCTGGGCTAGGCTGGCTTCGTTGTAGTACCAATCTTAGGGGAGGAGACTGCCATGATTTTGTCCTGTTCCTTCCTTACTGACGTAGCTAGCGTGAACGCCTTTCAGGAGAACCCTGTGTTCTTCATGTCGGAAGGCGATCAGGTTGACGTATATCTTCAACTCCGTGACATTGCTGTGAATCCTCCGCACGCTGGCTACAAGCCGCCCGGGCGAAGATACATTCCGGCTTCTGGAGCATCCCTCAAGGTTTACCTCGACAACTCCTTTGACAACTCCAAGGTTGTGACAAAGCAATGCTCTCAGCCCTTCGCGGACGATCGTTCCCTTTGGAAGTTCACCGTTCTTGCGACCGATGCCATTAGAGGCACTCGTAATGTCCGACTGGAACTGACCGAAGGTACTGTCAAGCGTGGCATCGTCCAGAGTGCTCTCCGCGTCATGCCTACGTCCGAAATGACCGGCTCGATGGGACCAAGTCCTTCTGATTTCTTCTCAACATAGGAGAGGCCATGAACGTTCGCATTGGATTTACGAGAGACACTGGGCCTATTTCCAAGCTCATCCGTTGGTTCACTAATGGTCGAGTAAGCCATGTCGTGATTATAAACGACGAGGATGGCGTGACCTATGTTTATGAAGCATGGTGGTCTGGCTTTACTAAGACACCTTGGGCGAAGTGGGATCGCAAACTGACGCTAACCCACTGCCCGCACCTTAAGGCGAGCCTAGACGAAGCGGAAGGCGACCTTAAGAGTTGGGTGGGGCGTCCCTATGGCTACCTTGGGTTGCTCTATCAGATCCCCGTCAATGTGCTCAAAGTTCTGCGCCTCAAACTTCACGCTCCACTCTCCAATGCTACCGCTCTGATTTGTTCTGAAGCCGGGGCCCGCATCCTCAAGAAGTGTAAGTATCCGCCGCATCCAGAGAAACTTGAGGTTGAAGTTACTTCGCCCGAAGCCCTATTGGATTACATGGAGCTACCGTAATGATTGAAAGCAGCGATCCGAGGGTTGGCGCATGTTCTTAGTGATTCGTTACAGTAGAGGAATGGGAGATTCCGGCTTGTACGCTCGTGCCCGCGATGGCCAAGGGCGCTATTGGAATTGGGGAAGTCTCGGTTGGAGCGTCTCGGAAACCGAAGCCTGTCAGTCCTTTTTATCTGAGCGGCTCGATGTTGATGTCCTAGAATCTAACTACGGCGTTGTCGTGAGTCCTCCGCTTTCTTCAGTGGTTATTGAATTCGTACGCTCTTCTGATGGAGAGGTTGTCGGGGAAGAGGTTGTGGGGAAGAGGACTTTTTACTCTTTGCGATACACCAAGGGACTTGGAAGTGCGGCCTTGTCCGTTCGGGTCCTAGGAGCAACCGGTTTGTTTTGGAATTTCACTACCAATTCTTGGGTCGTTAACCAGAACGCGAACACCTATACTCTGCTTTCGGAATATCCAGACCTAAGCAGCGTCGAAAGCTTGTACGCTTCAATCGCAGCAGTCCCGGTTGATTCGTCCGAGTTCCAATTTTTTAGAGTAGCGGATGGATTTGTGATAGGTACAGATACTCTAATGGACTTCGTCCCTCCAGCCCCAATCTTAGGAGAGGCAGAACCATTGCCATAAGGGGCTTCCATGGGTAACAAAATTTCGTGGCTTCCAAGTAGCGACACCGACATCTATGCGTATCGCATCGAGAGAGCTTCAGCTGAGAGCGGCCCCTTTTCTCCCTTGGCTACTATCATTCACAACCTAGCTAACCCTTTAGTTTTTGATTCTGCGGCTGGCAAGTTTTTTTATGTTGATAGTAGCGGTATCGCCGGTAACTGGTATGTAATTGTAGCCATTGACAACACCGCAGAAGAGTCTACTCCTGCCGCCTTCCAAGCTACCTCTCTGGCGGCTACCTCTAACTTCACCGAAAACAACTTCCGTGAAAAAGGCGGGCTTGGTGCGGTCTACCCTATCGGAGCCACGGCTGACTCGTGGGGCATTCTAGAGCCTCTTATCGACCCCTCCTTGCTCAAGATGCGTCACCTTTTCGGTATTCCGCTAATGTCTTACGCTATTGACCCTATGACGGGGAAGCGTCAAGTTTTTACCGACGCCATCCTAGAAGACTCCATCAAGCGAGCCGTTGCTGTCGTAGAGGCCGAGACTCATATCAACATCATGCCCAAGACCTTTCGCAAGAAGTTCCCCTTTGATCGGCAGGCGTACGCTTCTCTTGGCTACCTAATGCTGCCAGACAAGCCGGTTATCTCTCTTCTTAAGTTTGCAGTGACGGCATCTAACGGCTCCGATCTTTACATCGTTCCTCCAGACTGGATCGAAACTGCTTATATCACTACGGGCCAAATCAACATTGTACCCATGACTATCGCGTTTATGTCGAGCGGCTTCATGGCTCCTACCAATAGTGGTTGGGGTGGCAACGCTGGCGGCTCCGCATTCTTGTCGATTCTCGGCCAGAATCCTTGGATCCCCGCCTACTGGCAATGTGACTACATGTGCGGCTTCCCCGATGGCAGGCTTCCTACTCTCATTAATGAGCTAGTCGGCATGACGGCTGCAATTGATGTACTTGGTTTGCTGGCTACCACCAACGCTCGTAACTCTAGCCATAGCGTCGGCATGGACGGCATCAGTCAGAGCATCAGCACCCCGGGTCCGCAAATCTACGACACTCGCATTACGATGTTGAAGGAGCAGAAGGACATTCTCGTGAACAAGGTAAGGTCGGCCTACGGAACGAAATTATTTACCGGGGTGATGTAATGTTCCCACTTCATAAAACGCTCGCCAATATCCCAGTTGGACCCGAAGCTCCGCAAAGGGGGAAGGGTATCCATGACTACACCCACATTTTGGACCCCATTCATCACGAAGCTGTCCCGGGGGCCTATATCAACGTCCGCTGGCAGCCAACTATTGGCGAAAAGCCTGAAGACAAGGCTGGATGGCTTATCGCATCTTTGTATGACCAAGGGGGCGAGCGTCTGGGTTATGTTGAGAGCGATGTATTTCCCGCCGAGAAGGACGGGCGTAAGTTTCTACGTATTGCTCAATCAGAAGTCCGAGGTGCCCCGCGCGAGCACAACGGCAAGCGTTTGTACTTCGGGCGCAAGCTCTACGAAGCGGTCATGTCTCACGCTAGGAATGCTCTTGGAGCAACCCACGTTGTTGGGGGCGCTCATTCTACTTATGCGCACAAAGCTCACCAATACCTAGCCGACAAGCACAACCTCAGTTACGAAGCAATGCCCAACCTGCTCGAAAATCAGAGTTTGGTGGAGCCCGATGCTGCCGAAATGGGCGGCTTTGGAGGCAAGCAGTATTCGCCAGAGTCATGGGGAACTGAACAGCAAGAGCCCGAATCTATAGATGACCGCTACGGTCCATATACGTATCGCCTTGGCAAGAGCGAAGGACTAGAAACTATCCCTGTGGGTCCGCAGACTCAGAGTGCAGAGCGGAATCACGTCCGCTTCTTCGACTACGGCCACCTCTTGACTCCCGAGCAGCGCGAAGCTGGCTATCAACTTGAAGTGCGTACCACTCACCGTCGTTACGATGAGACTCCTTCCCTCATGGCGGCTTGGGTGCATCAGCACAAGCCCGACGGGACTTCACACAAGTTTCTTAGCAAGGTCGAAGCTCTCTTCAACGAGCACGACCGTTCAATCGACATCAATTTTGCCCGTACAGATAAGGCTCACAGAGGGCAAGCTCTGGGGCAGGCTGCCTACGAAGCTCTTATCGCGCACGGTAAGAACAACCATGACGCCCAACTACTTACTGGCGGGAACCATAGCCTATCCGCTGACGCTGTCCACAAGAGCATTGCCGACAAGTACGGCTTGAGTTGGGCACAAGAGCCACGGCCAAGGTCTCCCAATCCTAGCGCTAGGCATCCCGGCAGTTTCGATGACGCTATGTCGAGCTATGCTCTTAAGCTTCACGAATTCGCCAGACTTGATGGAGAAATCGGTATTCCACTAGCGAAGGAGGAGGAAGAGGGCACCGATCCTGTCATGGATGCAATTCGAACGCTTCCTTACGGAGCGGGTTGGAGCTACATTTCGGACATCATGGACTTGCCCGGATTCGGGGGCAAACATCTCCGCGCGTTGATAGCCAACCCCCGGCAACCCCTCCGTCACCAATATGCCGGTATCTTAAATCATCCTAAGATGACGCCCGGAATCCTCGACGCCGCCTTCACTGATGAAGCGGGGCGTGAGGACCCCATGTTTTTCCCGGAGCGCGAGGGAGTTTTAAGTTCTATTGCGAGAGTAGGTCCCGATGCATTGCCCGCTTGGGCAAATACGCAGTGGTTCACCAACGGGATCGACAATCTCTCTCAAGCTATTCAAGCCCACTCCTCCTTCGCTGACACTGCCGTTGGCTCAGCCCGCAAGGATATTCTTCAGAGACTGCCTTCGCTTAAGATGAGTTGGTTTACAGAGCGTCCAGACGAGATCGCTCCGTCGATGCTTGAGGACGCCGATTTCTATCTTAAATCTCGTGAAAGAGGGAGCTTGCGTTCTGGTTTTTTAAAGATAGCCCTGAGCAAAGTAACTCCAGAAGTTCCTTTGTCTGACAAAGCAAAACTCAATGTTTTGGCTTACGCCAAGGATCTAGTAGGTTCTCTAGAAAAATTCTCTTCCGAGCACACCGCCTCTTCTCGCTATCTCACCAGAGAACTACAAGGGGTGTTGGGTGATGTAAAGAAGATGATCGAAGGGGGAGTTCCGGCTGCTGCCTTCAGGGGCAATATCAAGAAGGGCTTGTATCTGGCCATGCTGGCTCACGCTCCGGGCTTCCCGGCTGCCAAGTTTACAGCCCTTCTAGAGCATGTGGCGGCAGGCAAGACCACCAAGCACCCCTTCGTCCGCCGCGAACTGTCCAAGACCCTATTCAATCACCCTCTCATTACCAAAGAACATTGGTTGGGTCTTGCGAAGGATCTTCGAGATGATCTTAGCCACGACGACATCGTCAACTCTAGATTTTTTGATGACGATCTAGCAATGCAGTTCTACTTAGATTCTCCTAGTCAAGAGTTCCTTCAATCTCTAGCGGATGCTAATAAGCTCACCCCCAGCATTGCAGATTTTGCGCTAAGCAACGCGATGGGGAACGTAGATGAGCGTCAGAAAATTTTTGCGGAGGCCCATCAGGACGCACTGGCGTCTGCGTTTACTCCGCGCGAGCGCAATCAGTATAGTTATTGGAGATTGGACGAAAACGGTATTTTGCGTAACGAATATGACAGCCCCCACGCTGTGCATACATCTAATCCTTTTGCCTACCCTTTTCTCAACCTAAGCTTGTTCGACATTCTTAAGGGTAAGGTGACTACACAGGCTTTCCATGCATTGCTAGACAAGCACGCTCAGTGTGTGAATTACGCCCTGCCCGAGCACCAAGCAAACGCGGTCTTCGGGTTGAACCATCCGCGCTTTCCGTGGGGAAACATAGACCGATACAATGACAGAACGGAAAGCGATCCATTTTATTGGAGAGATGCCCTTGGGCTAAAGGATAAGAGCGTAGACGACCGACTGACTGATTACCTTTTACAACGACCGCCGCAAGACCCGGACGTTGGCGCGATCGTGGAGTTCGTTCGGAGTGTTGATCACGGAAATGCGGTCAAGCTCTTGGGAAATTCCAAGCGTCACTCAATCATTGATAGCATTCTCAATCGCTCTGACGCCAAGCCGGAATGGATTGATTACGTTCTTTCCCGCCCCGAGTTCACATCCGCCTCGCCATCCGGCAATCCAGAAGGATTCCGCCGAGATAGCGACTGGGGCGAAGAGAGCCTTCCCCAATTCAAGGCAGGCGTCCAGAACAATCTAGCCCGTTCCCCGGCTTTGACACCTGCCCACATTAGTCACTTGATGTCTACTGCAAAGCAGGTTGCTTCCGTCTTTCCTTTGATGGAGCACCCTAACTTTACTTCGGAGCATGCTTCGGCCATTTTGGATATGAAGCCGATAGTGTTCAACCGAAATCCAGCTTTAGACAATGAAGGTCATTACCAATACGATGACAATGGGTATACAATTTACCAAGTTGCTTCTCAAGGCAATGTCCCTTGGAGCAAAGGCCAGCACGACGAGGCATTACGTCACCTCCTGCAATCCTACGGTAGCAAATTGGCGCCCGAACATTGGAATAAGATGCTAAACGATGGGCATTTTGAAGTATCGCCTGTCACACAAGCCACCGCCGAGGCTGTTACAAGCAAACATATCCCCGAGAATGTGTTGGAGACTATTTGGAACAAGCACCTTGCTGCTGGCAATGATTCCGAATTAGAGACCTTAAGCTTCTTAAACAACCCCAAGGCAAACCCAGCTTGGAGAGATGACGCTATTGATCGCGGGCCGTTCGACAGTGTCTTTTATAGAGAACTGCTGAGAGGTTCCAATCTTCCCGAGAGCACGGTCAACAAGATGATCGAAAAGGCCCGCGCTGTTATGCCAGAAGGTAACTGGGGAGAAGACGAGCACTGGCAAGGAGCAAGGAATACCGCGCAACAGAAAGCTCACGCATTCTACAATTATCTGGCAGAATCTCCGCATGCTCCAGAGGCATGGGTTAAAGACCTTCATAGTAAGATGGCTCAGCAAGATCAACTCTTGCAATATTACGGGCTCGATCCTCAGTGGCTAACCGAACACACCGCTGTTTCTTTAGGTAAGGCCATCGGGGAACTTATGAAGGAGTCGTCCCCTAACGCGCATTATCGAGCGAAGTCTCCTCACGTTGTCGTTCGATTCGGCAGTGCCATTTGGCGTAAGGTCCGCGACCTTATTGATACTGCCGGTGGAGGGAGGGCTCACGTTAACGAGCTTCCCAAGCAACTCAATTATGACCGTGCCCGCGAAATGAGGGATATGACCCCCGAGGAGATCGCAAAGATTCCTCCAAAGAATCGTCCGACAGGCCCGGTCAAGAAGAAGTCCGATTTCGTTTCGACCGAAAGTGTCCAGAAGTATATCGATTCCTTGCCTGTCAAGGAGTTCAATGTCGGGTCTGCAAAATACGGTGGGGCTCAGCAGCATGTTAGGCGCGATGCAGACAGCGTCTTCCAAGTCAACCTAACCGACGAGCACGTCAAGCAGATGAAGGCATCTGGCGTCTGGGCAACCTTCAAGAAGCTTATTCGCGGTAAGAAGGACATCCACCCTCTCGACAACCACACTCTCGGGTGGGTCCGTTATCGTCCTGTAGATAGTAATGGGAAGGTCTTTATTTCTGAGATTCAGTCAGACTTCCGTCCGCAGGACAAGGCCGGCCTCTCTTGGCATGGTGCTACCGCCAACTACAAGCATGCGCTTGAACAGGCAAAAATCACGAACGGAAGGGTGAATCCTCCACAGATGTTTTACTTCTGGAAGGCGAGCAGTTTAGAGACTCTCTCCAATATGCCGTCGGATCATCTTGACAAGATTAACGAGATTGCTTTCGGCAAAAACGTAGACCCTCACGAGGCTATTCTAGAGGCATTCCACGAGCACCTTCGTCAGCAGCATGGCCCGAACATCAAAGTGCGAATCACCGGGCACGATGCGGCTGCCAAACTCCGCGATCTCGATCCCGCCGAACCCCCGGGCTGGCTGCCGACTACGTATACCGCGATTCCGGCTAAGATGGGCTATGACATGGATGATGACAGGTATTTCTCTGGAACCGATCCGCATGCCGAAGAAAACGACAGCGGCGGTTACGGCGGAGATTTGGTGGGCAAGCAGGTCCACACCTCTATTGTCCGCAAGTTTGAAGAACTGCCGACCTACGAAGAGCTAGCCAAGTCGATTGCGACGCTACCCCCACTTGAAAATCCTAGAGTTCAGGGTGGCGAACGCATTTACGACGCAACCCACTACTTGACGCCAGAGCACCGCAACGCTGGATACAGGATGACCTTACACGCGAGCAACGGAACGTTCGGTCCTTCAACTATCGCAAACGTCTACCATCGGGATCGCATCGTCGGTGGAGCGTCGTTGTTCGTGGATGATACTCCAGTTATCAGGAACAACGAGACTCGTAAGTATGCCCAGATCGACCTTGCCAACATCAACGACGAACACACCGGCAAGGGGCTGGGGACTCCCATGTACGAGAGCCTAATGGCAAGTGCCACCAAGCATTGGGGAGCTACGCACCTACGAGGGTTGATTCATTCCTCGCTGGCTCATGGCTTGTGGAACAAATTGGCAGTCAAGCACAACCTTAACTACGAAGCAACTCCCAACTATCCATCGGCCAAATATCCAACTGAAGCGGCATGGGAGTCTGCCCCGAACGCGCCCATCGACGGCAAGTGGGGCGGATACGACGTTGCTGTAAATCGGAGCTAACATGCCAAATGCAGGGCTAATGAAGCTGTTGGACGCTAGCGATCACGAGGGCGGCAGGCTTTTGGTGGATCCCGACTTCCACGCTTCTCCTCAATTCGTTGACCCGTCGGCACAAGATTCTATGACCTTGTTCCGATCTAAGTTTCTCAGCAACCCTACTCACAACGTCCTAAAGTCGTTAAGTGACATGTATGGTAGTGGCGCAACAGAAAAACAGCATTTCCGGGTGGGCGGGGCTAGGGACGAGGAAGGCCGCGTTATGCCTAGTTCGCTCTTCATGGTTAAACCCTACTATGAGTATCTACGTGGTTGGCATCAAGGGAAACTGCCGCTATCTGGTTGGGCTGAAATGGCTTGGCACGGCATCCTTCACAAGAGCGGACTGGGACCGAATGCCATGAATGTCCACACTTTCCAGTATCCCAACGACAAGGGGCTTCCGTTGCTGGCAGTAGAATTACATGAGGATCACTACCCGTCTTGTTCTATGGACCCCGAGTTGCTCGATGGAGCAAAAACGGAGCCTTGGAGTTGGCATTCCCATCATGGCGTTGTACAAATGCCGTCGTATGTCAAAACCAACGCGCTTAAACTTGCTACTCTGGACTTCCTACTGAACCACCAAGACCGTAGCGGCAGAAACCTCATGGTTAATCTTGCTCCTGCTAACATCCCGGGCACTCCAGCGGTGGCGCAGGGGCTGCTCGCTATCGACAACGGTCGTTCGATGCAGTACATGTCGCCCAACCGTTTTGCCGAGCGAGACAATGGCGTAGACCACCTTTTTGATTACGTCCAAGCTCCGGGATACAAGCTCTTCAGGCTCCAAAATTGTCTTGGAGAGTCAATGCCGACAGTGGCCAAGTGGTGGGTAGACAACAAGCCCGCTATCAGCCGAGAGTTTCATACTCATGTTGCCGGGATCAAGCACGCTCCTTTGGCTTGCCACTTGATTAAGTCCTTCGCTGATAGAGCGGCGGTTCTGGACCGGGTCATGTCAGATTCGGATTCATTGGGGTGTAAGGCGTACGTCGAAGGCATGAACGACAACATCCAAAACGGCTCACACAAAGCTCAATGGTCGAGAGCTTCGGTCCCTATGCGGACCTTGGAGGAGTAGTATGGAAATCACGGTCATCAACTACTTTCGAGAAGGCGAAGTCACGAAGATTGAAGGAGAGGCCGCCGAAGTCGAGAACAAGCTTCGCCTCGAATTTAAGCCACTATTCTTTCACGTTCCCTCTGGCGACTTAGACTCTATTCTAGACGAACTGTCCCGGGTTTATGGCTTAGAGGTAGTTGTCAAGGGTTTTACGGCTGTACCTCGCGTTCATAAGGAAACGATCTCCTCCTCTGACCCCCGTGGAGGGGAGCTTGAAGTTACTCACTTCTGGAAGAAGCCATAGGGCCACAATCTTAGGCAAGAGGGACTTCAATGGATTCCAAGCAGACGGCTGACCGTATTAGCCAGCAAACTTCCAGTTATCTTTCTGACTTTGCTGGGCAAGCAGAGCCTCACGCCGACGTTCTTAGCGGGAAGCGAGCGGACAGCCCTGTCCTCAAGCAGTTGGTGTCCAAGATCCAGACTGGGGAAACTTCCGTCCACGACCTAGCAAGGGGCTATAAACACGCCCCGCATGCCCCTCCAGCCCTTCTTTTCAAGTATATCGCCCATCGGGTCAACAACCTAGAGCACTACGATTCTGCGGGCTCTGGCGCGGCCATGGACGAGGAGTTTTTCAGGGAGCAGGGTGCTGGCTCGGCCCGGGAGCAGCATTGTCAAGTGACTGCCCGCCACCTCAATCACTGGCTGTCCATCAACTCCAACCTCGTATCCGAAGCCTTAGCCCACCGGGATGAACTCCATGGCGCTATTCTTCGTGATATTGGGCTGAATGTCCGCAAAATCAATAGCGAGCCCCACGTTGCTATGACCCGGGGGCTTTGGAGTAACCAGATGAAGGGCGAGATGGCCTTGTCATCCTTTGGAGACGTAGAAGACACGGGCTTTGGAGGCTATCAGCATCATGTCTGGATGCCTCTTAAGGATCTATGGTACGGCTTTCCTGCGGCTCCTCGCGGAACGCAAGGGAATCATGGACACGAGAACGAATGGCTATTCTCCAATTCCGCTTCTCGCTACCAAGCCCGGGATATCGACGTTACCCCCAGCATTTTCCAAAGTGCTTTCCCGGGCGAAATCGCCATTCATAACGCAGACCTGTCTAGGGACGACGACATTGCTCGTGGCATTGCGGAGGGGCGTCTGACCAAGGAACACGCTATCACCTTGAGTGGGCTCGGTAAGCTCGGCCCTCTTTCTCTACAAGCCGCTCTTGCACAGGGATTGGATAAGAATTCAGTGATTGCCGATAGGCTCATTCCTCGTGAGGTGGCCCTTCAAACTTACCATTCATTGCTGGGTCCGTCCAATACCAAATGGGCCGATGCACTTAGCAACCCCAACCTAAATGAAGAAGACCTAGGGAATGCCATGGCGAGCTTCCCGCACCTAGAAGGCTACCACCCCCAGTTTCTCACAAAGGCTGTGTCTACGGTCGCTGCGCATCCTAGCGCAACAGAGAAGGTGCTGTCTCAATTGGTTGACTACTCTCTCCAAGCTGGACACGCAGGCACGCTGCTCCCCTCTATTGCCAAGAGTGCGAAGATCCCTTCGATGGCCTTGCATCGTGCGCTGATCGAGGGGCTGGATACGCACGCTACTTGGATGCCGTCGAAGACTATTGCTCGTTGCTTCGGATTGTCGGATTTGCAAATAGGCTCAGCCAAGAAGGCCGCTACGCAGATTCCTACCGCATTTAACAACTCCCAGAACTCGGAGCGATACCTTCGCGCTCTGGCTTCTTACTTCAAGGACGATACTGACGAGCCGATGGCCAAGAGCGCATACCACTCCCTGCTGTGTGGAGGTCGCATCAACGATACGACCATGGGTGCTCTGTTGGACATCCATCAAGGCGAGCAGAATCTACCGGGTGTCACACCGGCCCAGCACCGCGAACTGCTAGGCGAGATGGCTAGGTTCAACCCCCACTTGTCCAATCGCCAACTCATTCGCCTCTCGAACTTTGCTGAAGGAGCGGAGGGCTTGGTCAATCGCTCTGGCACCATGCCGGTTGCGATTCAGCAAGCGATTGCTGAAAATGCAGACTTCGCAGAATCGGGGGCTGGGGCGGGTAATACTCGCTGGCCGCACGTTGTTATTAACCTAGCTACCAGAAGCGAGCTTGCTCCTTCGGTTGCAGATACCTTACTCAAGAGACTCTCTACAAGCACAGATAGATATACGCCTAGCCTCGCAGCTTTCTCGATTGCTGCCAATCCCCTTGTCCCCACCGAAATCGTACTTAAACATGTGCAGTCTAGAGATCCTCAAGAGCAAACACCTTTCGAGAAGCGACTCATTGAGGGACTCAAACAGAGGGGCTCTTACGAACACATGATTTTGCCAGTGCCGGTTGGAGGGATGGAGTAATGGGGCTAGGACAATTCCAAAAGCGACTAGGACTAGGCATTCTAGCTAAGTCTATTGCCTCTGGCGACTTCGATATGGTTCGCCAAGAGACCTCTCCTCATGGGATGGACGCGGTTGACCACACCTTCGATCTCGACGCTCATCCTCGCACTCACAATCCCGCTGTCGCTGTTTACCGAGAGGCTCTCTCTGGCGCTACTCCGTTGATGCGCGCCGGTCCAACTACTCTGCATGGGCAAACTCCCAAGGTCATGTACAAAGTGCCGAGGGCAGACAGCCTTCCGAATGGCGACATGTTCATGGTGAAGCCATACCACGAAGCGGTACCCGAGAAGGCATCGTTCTGGCAAACTCATCCGATTCAGGGGTGGGCAGAGATGACCAGCCAGTCTCTCTGGCATGCTGCTGATGTAGGGCACCTTCACCAAGCCGTTCATGTTTCAGAGCACGACATGGGGCCGGGCTTTGACAAGCATCCCGGCCTAGTAGTCCACATGGCACCCCATGCTGATTGGGTTCAGAACATGGACCCTAATGAGTATGACGAGCGTATGCACGCCGACGCTTTCAAGATGGGCATCATGGACTTCCTGTCGAACAACCTCGACAGGCACACTGCCAACCTCCTTGTCTTCCCGAAGGGCTCTGTAGATGAGTACGGCATCCCGCGCAAATCCAAGCTGATGTCTATCGACCACGGACGAAGCTTCCAATACCATGCTTCCCACAAAGGAGTCCCGGCGAAGGCTCATAATGTCTTTGGCGATTTAGAGACTGTACCGCAGGAGAAGCGCGACGAAGGAAATGCATGGGGTAAACAATTTGATAATCTCACGGGTTACTTCCACTCCAGAGCTTTTGAGAAGCTGGGGCAAGCTGCGCGGCTACACGGTTATCCGCCATTCCACTCGCCTGATCTCATCCCGGCTGTAACCGGCTGGTGGCCTAGAGTGCGCGATCAAGTTGTTGCAACCATGGCCAGTAGGCTCTCTGGCCTTAAAGAGCCGCGCATGAAGGAGCACGTTTGGAATAACTTTTCAGAGCGAGTCAAGAAGCTAGACGACATTAGTTCTCGCCCAGAGTGGTATGAACAGCACGGTGTAATGCAAGACTATCAAGTGCCGCTACACGTTTGGAATAGGTAACCCAATGAAAGTAACGATTCACGACTTACTCCACGGAAGCCACCAAACTTTTGAGGGTGACGCCAAGACTTTAGAGCGCGAGCTTGAGAAGGAATATCCTTGGGCTGTTGAAGGCAACGAGGGCGATCTAGAGAGCATCCTTTGGACGCTTGACCATCAACAATTTCACGGGGTCGAAGTAGTAGATCCAACGCCGCATCCATTTCTGAGGGGCTAATGAGAACGTATCTATCCAAGGCGGCTATCAAGGACATTCCTCCCGGCAAGTACGACGAGGCGAGGGAGAGCCACGACTACAGCCATCTTCTGCCAGAACATCTCAAGGCTGACCATAAACTCACGATTGCTGAAGATGTTGGCGAAAGCGGGACTCCGACTGTTTCCGTCAGTGTTACCGATCCCAATGAAGTTGTTGGTAAGCTACTCGCGGTCCCATTTGCTCCCTACATCCGTATTGGCGCTAGCTCTGTCAAGCCAGAACACCGCGAGAAGGGAATTGGAGCGGCGATGTACACTGCCCTCTATGCCCATGCTCGCAACAAGATGGGCCTTACTAGGGTCAAGGGAGGGAAGCACTCCACACTAGCTCACCACCTACATGAGAAGCTCGCTGCCCAATACAACTTAGCTTATGAGGCCGAGCAGACAGGGAGAGCTTACAGGTCGCCCTTTAGTTGGCGTGACAACAACGACGATTCACCGGGCTCATTCGACTTTGCCTACAAGTCCTACTCTCACGGTCTAGATCCAGAAGAAGCTCAGCCCGCTCCTCGACCCACTAAGCTAGCTCGCAGCGAACCCACCCTAGTCCCTTCTCGCTATTTGGCCAAGCAAGAGCCCAATCTTGATGGTTGGATGGACCTTGAGGGGTATGAGGAAGCCGCTATGGAGCAACTGGGATACGCCGCTAATCTACATCGTCATATCGACGCTGCGTGTCGTATGTTGTCCATGAGTAAGGCAAACGGCATTTCGATCTCTGCTGCCCGCAACTTGCTGGAAGAAGTGGATACGATTCCTGAAGCGGTATTGGCCGCGTACCACATTGCTCCAGACGCCGACAACCTCTTCCGCCTCGACACCTTCTTGAAGGATTCGAATCTCCTTAAGGATGAAAGCTCGCTTAACGTAGAGTCCTACAAGATCACACCAGCCCGGTCTGAGGCTACAGAAGTTGCTAACGCGATTCAGCGTGCAGCCAACGGCGGTTTCATCAACCCTGTCAAGCTCAATGGCAAGCACTCCAAGGGGACTATGCTCGCCAAGGACCCACAGACCAAGAAAATCTACCTCCTCAAGCCGGGTTCTGGCAAGAATAGTCCCGCAAGTGGAGTTAGCCAGATTGATGCTTCTCAGTCTGAGCGCGAAGCTGCTTTTTGGCATGTTGCTGATTACATTGGCATTGGCGATTCATTCCCAAGAGCCGACCTCGTTTTGGTAAACAACCACCAGACAGCCGCAATGGAGCTTCTACCTATTAACTTCCACAACCTAGGTCAGAAGAAGAAGGAAGATCCTAACCTACCGACCCGTATCATGGAACCGTACCGCCAGAACAGCACCTTATTTAAGTGGTCTTTCATCGATTACGTGCTAGGCAATCCAGACCGCCACAGCCAGAATCTCATGGCCGATCCTGATAACAAGATCGTTCGCCTTATCGACCACGGTAGCGCTCTAGCGGGCTCTGGCTTCGATCCGTCTGGTGACGAAAACAGCTTCATTCCGTTCTACCTTCGCGCATGGACTGGCCAGAAATTTACCAAGATGAGCCCTCACGATCGTCTTCGTTACATGCCCAGTCTCGGAGATCGTGGCGCACAGATTTTCGACCAATGGGTAGAGCACGTCAACGAGCATCACGTCGCTGAGATTCTTAGTGACTATCACGTTGATCCATCCGCAGCACTCGAACGCATCGCCAAGATCAGGGCTATGCCGGGAGCCAAGTGGATGGTTTTAAATCGTTTGTGGGCTGGAGCAGCATAGGAAGGCAAATATGTCACTTAAGATTGAACCAATCCATATCAAATACAAGAAACAGATCGGTCACGTAGGCAGTAACCCGGTCCATGAGATTCTAACGACCGGCGGGCTCTACATGAACATTCTAGGCAAGGGCGCAGGTTTTGAAGTCATTGGCACTGGCCCTCACCGCGCGATTGCTCGTCACATTTCAGAAAACAAACAGCCAAACATCGTTTGGGACGGCTTGTCCAAGTCGGACCATGTGGACTTAGAGGATTACATGTATCTACTTCCTAAGTACGTAGCGATCACGGACGCTCTCAGGGCGCGTCAGAAGGAGCGGGACAATGAGTAGGCAGGAGCAAGTAGAGTATTTGGCAAAACTCGCCCACGAGGCAAACAGGGCCTATTGTGGCTTCATTGGAGATGAATCTCAGGCGTCTTGGGAGGAAGCTCCGACGTGGCAACGGGAAAGCGCCCAGATGGGTGTAGAGTCAGTCCTTGACAATCCAGATATGACTCCAGACCAGTCTCATGCTGGCTGGATGGCTCACAAGCTAGCCGACGGTTGGAAGTATGGTGAGGTTAAGGACGCTGGCAAGAAAGAACACCCTTGTATGGTGCCGTACAGTCAGCTACCTATTACCCAGCGCTTCAAGGACTACCTGTTCCAGTGCGTTGTAAGGGCAGGAATGAAGGTCTAAGTGGATACCAGAAAAGCCATCGCAGATTCATACATTCAAATCCAGATGCCGGTAAGAGATGCCGTGCATATGGATACTCCCTACCTTGATGGCTTGGTAGATGGGCAAGGCATCCAGTTCGAACACTGGAGAGCGATGCCTTGCCCTATCGGCAAGGACGATCCCTATGATTCCCGCCGAGTCCATGACTGCTCTGTCGGTTGCTCTAATGGTAACGTCTACATGCACGCAGGCGACATCACGGCTGCGTTCACCGGCAACTCCAAGTCCATTCAAGCTTTAGACATGGGGCTTGTGACGGGAGCCTCGGCACAACTTACGCTTCCGAGATTCTACGACAGCGATCCTAACAAGGAAGTTGCCGTAGCGATTGCGGACCGGCTTTTCTTGAAACAGAACGTCGGCACCGTCGTCGCCAGCCACCTATTTGAACACAACATTGGCGGCATGGATCGCCTTAAGTATCGGGCTGTCATGGTCGAGCACCTTATGGATTCGCACGGCAAGCAGTATGCCCAGAACGAACACTTCACACTAGTCAGCGGACAACTTAAGTGGTTGGGTACCAATCAGCCCGGAATGGACCCAGAAACTCGCAAGGGCGAGGTGTGCTCCATCCGCTATCGCTACATTCCCTTTTGGTACATCGATAGGCTGTTGCACGAAATCCGCGTTCTCAGGAACGGTCCCAATGTCGCTAGGGCTCCAATGTCTGTCCTGATTCAGCGCGAATATTTCTATGAGGACGAGCAAAGGAGCAAGGATGCACGCCAGAGCACTAGGCAGGTAGCTGCGCCCCGAGATGGTTCGTTTGGGCCGAGGTAGAGGCAATCTTAGGGTAAGGAACCTCCTATGGATGATAGAAAGTATGCCTTCCTTAAAGCGGTACTTGGCGACGACGGTGCGTGCTCGCTTAAAAAGGCTGCTGACAGGATCGAAAATCTGGAGTCTGCTATTGTGCCCCGCGCCATCATGGCGTGGTTAGGCGTTGCAGCGCGGGGTGACTACGAAGGCGAACTCCCCGGCGTAGAGGATTCCTATCTCGACTTTGCAAAGAACATAGACTCAACCTACACCGGCTCCATTGCTATTGGCAGTGGGGTATTCCCGTTTCAGAACGCCAGCGTCTTCCATCTTGCTGCTTCTGTAGCGCTGGCATTGGACGCAGAATTCGAAGACACAAACATCAAGGATACGGACTTGGTTAAGCTAGGGAAGAGTATCGATGTTTTGGCTAAGGCTAAGTATGTAGCAAGCGCAGACGATCTTATTAAGAAGATCGCGCAGGGCAAGGGGGCTGGTTCTGGCGCACCGGGAGCACCTACGCGCTCGGGAGTTCCCGCCCCTCCAAAGGTAGCCGCGCCTCCAACTAAACAGATTGGACAGCCAGGTCCCGTAGGCAAACAACCCAAGGGACCACCCAAAGAAGCAAAGCCCCCCAAGGCTACTATCCCGAAGTTGAAGGTAACTGCCAAAAAGAGTTTCCAGATTACTGCCAAGTCGATTGATTCAAAATGCAAAGAGTGTGGCCTAGCTCTCGTCAAGAACGAGAAGTTTGTTGGCTGTATGTGTTTAAAAGAGACCGCTCGGTTTGTAGACCTAGCAAAGCACGACGCTGAACATTACGTCATTACGTTCGGCAAAGCAATGGACGACGATGCCGTTGCCACAGTATTAGATACGCTAGGAGTCTCACGCCATGGCCGTTAAGCTTCCAGAGTGGTCCAATGGACCTAAACGCCGCTACATTTTGTCAGCCGACGACATCCCCGAATTAGAACGGGGCGCTGGCACTTTAGAGTTTGTCAATCGTAAGCCTCGCGGCGAAGCCGAAGATGCAGCCTACAACGACTACAAGCGCAAGCACCATGTGCAGGGCGCTGCCTATCACCTCGGGATGATGCGGGCTGCCGCTGCCTCTGGTTCTAACGAAGCCGCCAAGAAACACAAGTTGGTCTATGACCTCCACCGCCAGTCTCTTGGCTTTGGGGCGGACGACCATCAGATTCCAGACGAGATTCAGTCGGCAATGAGCGACCCCTCACGCCTGCCTGCTCCCAAGTTCAAAGCGCACAAGGCTGACGCCTTCTTGCTAGGAAAGAGCGAGCCCTTGCCGCTTCCCGAGAACGAATGGGCCGTCTGGGAAAGAAACGCCCCAGAGTACGATCTCTTTGGTAGCAAGCTCGGCAAGAGCGAAACTCCGGTGTTCCAGCTAGTCAAGGCTAGCGACCATCCATTGGAAGTCAACTTCCTCACGAACAAGCTTCGCGGTCTTCGCGACTGGTTTGACCAGCAAGGCATCAAGTCTATTAACGAGAAGGATCTAACCCCGGAGATGCGCTCCCAGTTGATGCGTGTTGGTCGTGATTACGGCGGTAATTTCACTCGCGAGCGCATCCAGCAGTTCATCGACTCCCAACCGGCTGCTCAGTATAACTGGAGCACTGGTAAGTTCGATCACGCCGCAGGAGCAACTCAGCGTCACTCTAACGAGCTATCTAACGTCCTACGTCTAGACTTGACTCCGCAGCACAAGCAGCAGCTTGAGCAAGCTGGAGTTATGGGCGCTTTCAGACAGATGAACGAGATGTCTACTCAGAGTGGACACCCGGTTGGTCCTGATACTATTGGCTGGGTTCGTCACACTGGCGACAAGTCTGGAGTCATGGTAGACGAAGTGCAGACCGACTATGGTCGCCCTTGGCCTGCTATGCTGTCCGAGGCTGTCGATAAGGCGATTGGCCGTGGCGAGGGCCGTCCTGAACACCGCGAGCGCTACCTAGCCGACTTCATGCAGCAGTTTCCAGAAGATCAGCGCAAGGTAATTGCCAAAGTGCTATTTGGTAATAAACACCCAGCCGAAGTCTTACAAGAAGGCTTTGACTCATGGGCTCGTGGGCCGGGCGACTTAGCTGGTGCTCCTGTCCATATCTGGACGCCAGAAGCTAAGGGCTACCAGACCATCGCAGACCCAGACCCTCGTGGCCGCATGAGTACCAAGCGCCCGCTGCCTCGTCACTTCCACGAAGGATACCGTGTTGTCCCCGAGAAGCGCGGCATGATTCCCGGCCAGTACGGAGAGATTCCTACGCAGAGCAATCCGAAGTTTCAGAAGAAGCCTCGTATGACTGGCGGCAAGGATGCCGAATGGAGGCCGAGTACCGAAACCTACAAGGGTACCATTAAGAAGGCGGAAGATATGACCAAGCAAGAAATTCTAGAAGAGCTTAGGAAGAACCTTATCGGTGTGCTCAAGAAGGCGGAAGAGCTAGCCAAAGCTTTGCCGGGCGCTCCTACGCCGGGCATGTCAGGTGGCGCTCCTGCTCCCGCTGGCAAGATCGCGGCCCCTACTGCGCCTTCTACGGCTGGGGTTAAGCCGATGGCCCCCGGTGCGTTAGCGGCGATCACTCAGGCCAATGCGGCCCAAGCCCCCAAGATCAAGACTACCGACACGAGCGGAATGCCCAAGCCCGCCAAGCTCGATATCAAGATGGCTGAGAAGAGTCCGAATGAGGATTCAGGATCGTGCAAAGAGTGCAAGGGGCGTGGCGAACACGTTTTGGAGTTTGGAGATACCGATCATAGCGTAACTTGTTCAGCGTGTAAGGAATCTGGTAGAGCTTCAAAGAGCCGTATCCCCGGCAAGAAGTAGTTACTCGTCATTCACCGGGAGGCGGGCAACCTTCTTGCTCGCTTCCTTTTTCTTGTCCTGACGACGACCCACGCCAACCTTGTGGGAGTTAGGAACCCCGGGCGCACGTCGGCTGTTCAGGATGAGGATGTCCCGTCCGTTGTAGGGCTTACGCTTCTTTCTCTTTGCCACAGGTTTCTCCCTTGTCTACCACAGGGCCATCGCAGCGTTGACAGAAATCGGCGTCCGAGCCAAAGATGAAGAAGCTCGACAGCCCACGAATAACCTCCACCGCAGGCACTACGATCTGCTTGTGTCCACACTCGGTACACTTGAAGGTCCGAGCGTGTTCGTAGAGAGCGTCGTACTTTTTGGCGTCCATACTATCCCTTGTAGGGCAGACTGGGGTCAAAATAGCCATAGGCCCAGTAGCCAATGATGGTCCCGTTCCTGTCGCGGTACTGGATCTCGCACGGGACGTTGGCAATCGCGTCCACAACCTCTTCAGTGATCTTGCCCCATCGCACCCAGTGGATGAATTCAATGATGGTGTCACGAGCGCAGCGCAGTTTACTCATCGAGTCACTCCTAGAGAAACTTCTGGACTGCGCGAACGATAGCCCAGATGACAACCCCAGCAAATGTCAGGCCGAGCAGAGCCGACAGGACCCAGATGACGACGAAGGTGGGGCTGAACTTCCAAATTTCCTTGAACACGGTTTCTCCTTGGGTTGGGTTACTCGTAGTCACGCACGGCGATACCGACCGGAATCCGGGGCTTGCCGTACTTGGTGTATGCCTGATGGCGCACGGTGAGCTTCAGGCCGACGATCTTTGGATTATTGAGGTACTGGCGCAGACTCTCCAGCTTGCCGCGCATCTTAGCACGGAACGTATTGTCGTCGCTAGCGGGCAGCTTGGGATTCACCTTACAGACAAAGACTGCCTTGCCAGCCATCGAACCTCGGCCTTCCTCGGCACCAACGATCTCGAACTCGTTATCCTCGAACTGCTTGACCTTGAGGAGCCCGTAGGACCGGCGATCAACCTCGTAGCCACCCGTAGGATTCTCCTTGGTCGCACCAGAGGCGCGGACCATACAGCCCTCATAGCCGTCCTCAAGGCACTTACCCTGATACTCCTCGACCTCCTCGGCGCTGTTCAGGTCAACAGTCTCGACAAATCGAAGGGCGGGGCCATTAATCACGATGCTCTCCAGCTTCTTGGAACGGGCTTCGAAGTGCTCGTTGCTGATGCAGTCGTAAATGTGGTACTGCGCAAGCTCGCTGTCCTCACACGGCTTGTCGTTGCGAATCAGCGAAACGATCTTCTCGAAATCCGCCTTTAGGTCGTGGTTGTAAAGCTCGCCGTCGAAGGAGAAGTTCTTGATGTCAAGCTCCGCACAGCAGGCTTCGATTGCCTTGATGACGTGCGGAACGCTGTTGATCGGCTTCCGTGTGCGCGTCCAGAGCGTACACTTGCCATTCTTCACGATGGCTTCGCACCGAATACCATCGAGCTTCGGCTGGCCCTTGGCCGGGAAGGGCATCTTCTTGGCATGGTCGCGCCACTTCTGGGCGAGCATCGGCAGCACGCCACCCTCGATGATGGCATCTACCTTGCCAGCCTTGGCGTCAGACTGCTTTTCGACGTAGCCGCTCTTCTTCTTCTTCGTCCACTTCGACTTGGCTTCCTTGACAGCCTGCTCCCAAGGAGTGGTTGCGTTCTGCTTGCCTTCGTTCTTGCCAGCCGTGACGACATCGCGGGTCTGCTGGATAGCCCCACCCACCCGCCCATGGTCAGTGACGATGACGGGCACCTCAATACCAATGGGGCGTTCACACTTCTCGACGTAGATCGTCCACTCGTTGATGGAGCCGTCGGCGTTCTGGGAGTAGAGGGTTGGGAGCTTGTCGGTCTTCTTTGCCATGTGAGTATCTTACGCTTTCCTAGGTAAATGTCAAGCTAAACGCTAAACGACATTCCCTCCTCCTCGGGAAGAATGATGCTGGCTCCGTACAGCCGTTCGAAGTAGCCGCACCAAGGAGGCCAGAACTTCACTTCGTTCCCGTTGTCGAGTACGAGAATTAGGCTCTCGGAACAGTCCAGCCCCTTGTGCCACTCGGGCTCTGCCGGGCCCTTATCCCTACCAAAGCGTCGGTAGCAGTTCTGGTAGGAGTACCAGTCGTAGTGCTCTCGGATCCGAGCCAGAGCGACCTTGGCGAAAGCCAAAGTCTTCCACTCCATTTCGAGAATGGTGCTGGTGTCTTGGCGTCCAAAAGAGTCGCCAGTCTCGTACTCGACCTTGATTTTGTAGGTGGGCATACTATCCCTTCTTCTTCCACTTGCCGAGTTCCGCTTGGCGTAGCGTATCCATCATGAAAACAACTTCAACACAGTCGCTAGGAAGGGCTCTAACGAGTTCTCGGGCTTCAGCCAACTCTCCTTCATCAAGCAGTTTTTCCAGCCGGGACCTAAATCGCTTCTCGATCTGTTGACCGGCGCGATCGGCAACGCTTCGCGCGACTTCGAATCGGAGCATTGTAGCGTAGTCTTCGTCGGTGAAGTACATCAATACTCCTTCTCGTGGGTGTAGTACCAGTCTGCGTCGGCGGCGTCAATGAAGGCTGCGATCACGAAGTTGTCCCGAGTGTCGCTGTCGTGGCTCTGGAGGCAATGAGAGGCACTTCTTGCGACGATGTTGGAGGGGTCGTTAAAGCGCTCTCCAAAGAGATAGTTGCCCTTGAGAGTCAAGATGTACTCTCTCGCAAATGCCTTGAGGCGAATGGACCGCTCCTCAAGGTCAAGCAAGAAGGGGCGTGATAGTGCGGTCTGGCAGGAGATCCCGTTTGCGTATCCGTTCTTGTAGTTAGTCATTAGTCCATCCAGTAGAGCCAAGCTCCACGACCGACGCGATTCCACTGGTTGATGAGTTCGAGGGCCTGCGTGCGCAGCCGCGCATTAGCATAGAAGGAAGGGATAAGCTCCTCGGAAAACTCCCCCGTGCCTTCGTTCCCGGTCGGAATGTGCTTCCAGTGGTAGGTCCGCATGCAGGTAGATTACTCCTACCGATAAACGATGTCAAGCTTCTTTTCCACCTTCGGCCCCCAGATAAGCAGATGCTCGTGCATGGGCAGCGGACAATTCCCGTTGTCAATCCACCCCTTGATTTCGGCCCTAACCCACACATTGGGCTGAATGAATGCCGGAATTGTACAGCGGTTGTCTATGTATAGCCGGAAAGACAAGGCGGACGAATAAAGCTTGGCGTAGGCTTGGAAGTGATGGAAATCGTCAATGTCTGTCTGGGTTGCTTCTGCGTGGATTGTGTAGTGAATCCCGTTCAGCAGAGACATCAAGAGAGGGACAAAGAAGGGCTTGTGCGGGGGCATCGTGGCGGTGTAGAGGTAAATCTTCGCTTTGGGATTGGCGGACCTGACGTTCTTGATGAAGTCAATGAGGGCGTCTGGATAGAGCAGAGGCTCTCCTCCCGTGATGACAACTTCGTCATACCCAACAAGGTCGTTTGTGCTGCAAATGACCCGAGCCTCAGACATTAGGCTCATGGACTCATTGCAGCAGCCAACGCAACGACGGTTGCAATCGAAAGTGAAGATGACTCTAGCGGTTTTAGGTGCCCAACTCACGGAGCCTCCTTCTTCGGCACGTAGAAGTAGTAGTGGGTCGGGCAACAGTCCCCTTCGCGCTTCTGCTCTCTGGCGTGTTCAATCCAAGAAGCGCTACTGGCCACTGGCTTGAATCCGAGAACATCCGCGACATAGAGAATTTCTACTGGAGTGAGATAGGCATACGACACCCCGTCACTAAAGTAGTGGGTCTTCTTGAGGATCTTTTCGAGAGACAGGAAGGGCTTACCCATGGACGCATACTAGGCGATCCCACGGGCCTTGTCAACTACCCACCTTTAGGATAGGGATCTTGGCCGGGCTTGAGGCCGGGCTCTGCTCCTTCGACCTTCTCCTCGTCGCCCCAGTCTTGGGCAAAGTGTTCTTTCCAGCTAGGAGCCTTATCGCCGGGATTCCAGTTGACTTCCTTGCGAGGCCCAGCGTAGGGCTTGGGAATAGCTCCGTAGGCTGCCCCGGGCTTAACCTTGCCTGACTGGCCTGCATAGTAATCCCACTTGCCGTCGTCTTCGTCGCTGCTGTCCTCGGCAAACTCCCAGTTGTAAACAGGGCGGTTGTAGACTTCGCCTGAATACTTGTCATGGTCAAGGTTGCTGCCGTCCACTTGAACCCCATGTGGGGCCAGAATTTTACGGAAGAAGTTGAGTCCAGTCCCGTGTTCGGAGATGGTGTGGCCAACTTCGATACGGGCCTTGAAGGGGCTCTGGGAGTGATGCGTGCTGGCTTCCCCGAGGATGTAGCAGTCGGCCCCAGTAGCGTGCGCTTGACGTTCTACCATGCCGCCCAAGCCGGTGCAGATGACGACTCGGTTGATGGTGTGTTCGTGTCCGTGATGTTCCCCAATCATGGGAATTCCAGTAAAGGCGTTACACTTGGCAATCAGGTCTTTAAGGCTGGTAGGTTCAATCTCCCCGTGCCAGCCAAGGTTGCCGTCAAAGTGCTGTGCGTTCTTGACCCCGAGGGCGTCTCTCCACTGGTCATTCAGCCCTCCGGTTGTGCAATCAAGGGCGGTGTGGGCAATCCACTGGGGGACGCCTTTAACGAAGGGGTGGTGGGTTAGGAGGATGTCGTACTTTTCGCGATTGAAATGGTCAACAACGGCATCGGTCGGGGTAACGCAGTAGAGGGCGCGGTTGATGGCCCCCTTGATGGTGCGCGTATTTTGTGGCCCGTATGCTTCTTTGGTCCATGAATCTTTGTAAGGAACGTGTTTGAGAAGCAACTGCGTAAGGTCTTTAGGCGATAGAGACATTTGGGGCCTCCTCTGAGGCTAGCCACGATATTGCGCGCGCAATCGTAGCCTGTGGGTCGGCTTTAAATTCCGAACTTTTTATTCTGAGTAGGCTCACGTTGGCCTTGCGGCATTGTTCGTCTTTGTGTAAGTCGCGCTTCTGCGATTCTGGCCGTGAATGCCAATAATCTCCATCAAATTCGATAGCTTTGCGTAAACCGGGTAAGTAGATGTCTAACTCCATTTTCTTGTTTTCTAGTATCCCGCGAACGTTGCCAACGCATTCCGCGTAAACTTGCTGAATGGCATTGCGAAACTGGATTTCTGGCTTGGAGATCCTATTAATGCAAAACGGGCACCAGTGTCCATTAATGACGGTGTATGCTTTAGATTTCCATTGGTGTCCAAAGCGACATTGCCATTCGTATTTTGCATGTGAATTTGTGTAGGTTTCAGATAGGCACTTCCCGTTGTTCTGGTCGGCTGTATTGTGTAGCAACCCTATGGACAGTCGTTTGGATCCGCCACAGTCTGGGCACCAATTGCCTTGTTGAATGTAGTTGGGCTTAGCCGTCCACCGATGGCCCCTGTTACATTCCCAGTGGTGTTTTTTGGAAGCTCCCAGACATTTAGAATCTAAACACTTGCCGTTTTTGAGACTAGCCATTGCGCGTAGGTCTTCAATAGACAGTGGCTTGTTGCCAGCACAGTTTGGACACCAAGTACCTCTCTTGATATCGTTTGGCCTACTAGTCCATTGATGGTGCTTACCGCATTCCCACCACAGCGGAAGGCCAGTACCTTGATAGGCAATAGACAGACAGCGCCCCCCGTGGGTCAGAGCAAGAGTATCGCAGTCTTGGATGGTTAAGCGTTTCATGTGGTATGAGTAAGATTGCCTTCGGGGCTAAGGACATTCTTAGACCCAATCTTAGGATAGGAGATCGTGTATGGCAAGTCAAGGTAAATCTACTCCAGAGCAGAGTCGCAGGTACAGGGCTGCTTATCTGGCCAAATTCCCTGACGCAGAAAACAAAGCAGCCCAAAAATACAGGGATTCCAACAAGGACAAGGTTTCCGTCTACCAGAAAGCCTACAGAGAAACCACTCACGGGAAACAAGTCCACGCTCTCGCAGAAAGCTGCCGACGCGCCCGCAAGCGAAATGCTAAAGGGCAATGCAGCTTGTCGCAGTGGGAGTCTCGCAAGGCAATGTGGGGTGGGAAGTGCTGGCTTAAGCTTGCGGACTGCAAAATTGAGGGGACTACCATCGACCACGTTATCCCTCTATCTAAAGGTGGCACCAATTGGCCAGCTAACTTGCGCCCTGCTTGCAAGTCCTGCAACTCGCGGAAACACAACAAGAGGATCTCCTAATGTCTTCACAAGAAATTTTCCTACTCATCGACGCGGACAACATCAGCCCTGCCGTAGATCGGGCCATCCGCAACAACAAGCCAGAGAAGATCGCTCAGATGTCACAAGACATCGAGCGTGGCGATAAGCTATTGCGGTCATGGCTTGAAGAGCGAGGAGGCCGGGTACTTTTGTTCCACGGGGACGAAATCTACGCCTCTGTCGCTGGCGAACGCCTTGCAGAACTAGGCAAACTCCACGAGGAACTCCAAGAGGCATGGAACGACACCATCACAATCGGTGTCGGCTTGGATCTCCGCGAAGCCAAGAAAGCATTGGACGCTGGCAAGAAGCGCGGCGGCTCCCGAATTCTGTTCTACGCTCCAGAGATTGAGCAGATGGTTGGTGGTGATGAAGAGTCCCAGAGCGACTCTCACGTTGGCAAGACTCCTAGTCCCGATCCCGACAAGCTCAAGAGCCTTAACAAGTCCAATACGCCTACGCATTCTGTACAGCCCCGTGGCGTACACGCTATCAAGCACCAGAACCTTCGCAATGACACGTCAGGCGCAAGCCCCTTTACTCCCCAACAGCCCATCTCGGGTGGCTCGTCTGAAATGCCGCCTCCTCCATCTTCCACCAACATGGCCGACGGACTGTCTCCCGTTGAGCGACAGTTTCACCAGATGGCTTCTCAAGGCGAAGCCGAGGTGGCTCGTGCAGAAGGTCAGGCTAATGCCGCTGCGCAGGGTGGCTCTTCTGGTGACGAACTAAAGCAAAAAATCTCCCAGATTCTACAGGCGGTCAAGGCCCAAGCTCCAGTTCTAGAGCAGCTACAGTCTCAGGCTCCCGAAGCTTACCAAGCTGTCGTCGGTGCTATCCAAGCCATGATTCTGATGGCTAAGACCTTTAGTGGAGGCAGTCAGGAAGCTCCACAAGAAGAGCAGGAAGCGGTCAAGAAGAGCGAGCAATTCTTTGAGGAGGCGTTGTTTAAGAGCGCTACGGACATCCGCAGAATTCGCGCGGCGGCTGTCAACGACGAAACTTCACCCGAGAAGCTCAGCGAGATGCTCGACTATGTGAAGCTACATCAAAGAGCGCTGTACAACGAAGGCCAATTGGCCTGGATTCTCAAAGATTTTGCAAACCATCCCAAGATGGATGGCCCTTTGGAGCAAAAGTTTTTGACCAACTTCGTTGACAACAAAGACGAAGATATAGACACTTCGGACGCCCTACCTGCTTTGCTAGAAGCCCGAGAACGCAAACCGCTAACGCCAGAAATGGAATCGTTCCTTTCCAACCACCCCGAATCCCACGTCCGTCGTAAATTGGCGGGGCACGAGGCCCGTTTGTCTCCTGCGGCACTAGACAAGCTCATACAGGACAAGAGCCCTGATGTTTTAGATCGTGTAGCTCGGCGCGTCGATCTCAATGAAACTCAAATTGGCAGCCTTCTCGATAACAAAAGGGTTCCCGGCCATAGGAAGCCCCAATTGCTTATTAGCCCCCAAGCCCCACTGCCTCACCTTCTTAAGCAGTTGTCCAGTAAGGGACTCTCTGAAGGGCAAAAAACTCAACTCCTTAATCACCCGAAAGTCCCCCAAGAGTACATGGACAAGTTCGTGGCTGCCTATGAAAAAGTTGTCCGCGCACCGCCCAAAGTGACGGCTTCGTCAGCGACCAAAGAGAAGCACGCTCGCGCGGTGATGCAGCTCAAAGAGTTGATCCAAAGCCCAAAGGTGCCTTTTGAAAAAGCTAAGGAGCTTTACGAACTACGCAAAAAACACTTCGTCGCCGCGCGGCTGGGCTATGCGCCTACCGCGATTGAGCCATTCGCCCGAGATCCAGATTCGGTTCACGCGGCGAATGGGGTGAAGCCCACTATCATCAAACCCGGTCTTCACAAGATTCGCAAGATCCGCGATTCCATTGAGGCCAAGGGTGGTGAAGTGAAGCCCGCTGAGTTAGGTGGCGCAGCGCAAGCGCTTGGCAAGATCGGAAGACTGCCCAACGGCAACTTCAGTTCTAAGGAGCTACAAAGCCATATCGATTCCCTGCCCGGCATACCTGTCTATTTGACTGAAGGTAAATGGGATGGCGGTCAGCAACATAGCAAGGACGCATCCAAGGTTTTGCGAGTTTCTTTACCTACGGCGGCGACAGAAGCGATGCTCAAGCAGGGTGTCACTATGAATGAGGGCCACAACTCTGACCACCCCGGCGAGCCCGTTTCTGGCCTTGGATGGATTCGTTATACGGGCGACGACAAGGGCCTCCATATCGATGAGATTCAGCACGACTTCGGCTCTGAGAATGAAAAGAAGTTCCGCACAGTATTGGGGCATCCAGTTCACCAAGTTCTTCACGATGCGTTCCACGAGTTCGCTCGCCAGAAGTATCCTGTAGGAACGCCCGTCCATATTTGGACTCCCGAGAGCAAAGCTCCGCTATCCGATCAGGATCCAGATGAGCCCTTGCCTGTTCACATGAGGAATACATACGGCGCTGGTCCTGAGAAGATGAATTATCAGCCTACCCAATACGGTTCTCTGCCTACTCAGAAGTCTAAGAGCCTTAAGGGCAATGCTGTCTGGGCCGATCAGGTCCGCAAGAAGGAAGATGAGTTGGGGAAGGCTTACGAAATCGTAGGCGGTCGCCGCGAGACAAAACGTACGGGTATCGACAATCAAGTGAAGGTGCAGAACACTGACTTCAGTATCAAGAAAAGCTCCTTACTTCGCGGCCCCCGAGCAATCGCCAAGGCTGCCGGGACAAAGGTAGAGCCTCGCATGGATCGGCCGTATCCGCAAGGTACGGATCTCGACAAGGAGGAGCTGCCTACTCCCGAAGAGCAAGCCAAGCATAACACTCCCGCTAAGCCCCACGGTGGCATCGCTATCCACGTAGAGGGCCAGAATACAGTCATGCCCTTTCGCGAGTTCCACCAAGACCCCGGGCAAGCGGCTCACATTTCCAATAGCGGCAAAGTAGAAGGAAAGACCGTCTATCGCCGTTCGTACTCTGGTCGTGTTCTTCCAGACAACCACGCAGAAGCCATGTCTGGCGCAGGCCACATCAACGGAGTCTCTGGCCGTGACGCCAAGGACGGCAAGGCAAGTGACCCCCAGCCGGGTCCGAACCCCGGTGGAGGTCAGAACCCATCGGGTAAGCACTAATGATCCTCAACCTCAACCTTGGCGATATCTCCGCTATGCACGAGCGGGTGAAGGCTATTGCAGATGCAATGCTTTCGCAGTCAGCCGAAGACCTTGCTGCCATGACGTACTCAAAGGTTGTGGAGATCGCCCAGTCCAAGCTTCGCACTTCTCGACAGGAATACCTGAATGCTCTTAGCTATGAAGCCGCTGGAGGTGGAGCATGGACCGTCACCCTAGATAAGAAGGCGATGTGGATTGAAGAAGGAATGCCTCGACACGAGATGATCGACGACCTTCTCAAGAATGCCATGACATCCAAGAAGGGCACCCGTTACAAGGTCATCCCTTTCCCTATCAAGGGGGCCGCTAATACTGCGCCTAACGCCCTTCCAATCCGGCTTGCGGCTATGAATGCTCTCAAGCGCGCCAACATCAACATGAAGCAGATTGAGAAAGAGATCGATGGCCGACCCAAAGTCGGAGCACTGCACAAGCTCGACGTGATGGACAAGCCCATCAAGACATCGGAAGGCACCTATCAGGGTTGGGGAGCTATCGGCCAAGTCAGGCAAGGGCAGACCGGCACCCCTTTCCTTCAGGGTATGAGAGTCATGCAGCGCCAGATTGGCGGGGCCAGTCCAATGATCCAGAAGACGGCTATGACCTTCCGAGTGGTTTCTTCCTCGCAGAAAGGATCTGGGAAGTGGGTTCATCCGGGCGTTCCAGCGAAAAAACTCATGGACGAAGCCTATACTTGGGCCGAGCGCGAATGGGACCAGACAATCAAGCCGGAAATTCTCGCCCTTATCCAGCAAGCCTCTACAGGCCATCGGTAACACAATCTTACTTTTATGACGCGCCAATATCTAACCACTCCAATCCAACTACTTCCTGAAGATCAGCGGACCGCTCTGGGCATTTTCCAGAGCGACATCGTTGTGAGGACGGCCGTTATTGCGGGGCTGGCTGACATTCGAGAAAACCCGGCGCTCCTAGATTACGTGTTCGCTTCGCTTCCCAAAGATGACTTGACCTACAAAATCTATGGCGAAGAGCAAGTCAAGATCGCCAAGGACTGGTTCTTGAATACCGACATCCCGGTATTTATGAATACTCGCATTGACGAGAGCAAGGTGCCTTGTATTACGATTGCGGTCACGTCGTCCAATGAAGACGCCCAAACCCTAGGCGACGTTCACTATCAGACTGTCGAGATGGACAAGGACGAATCTGTAATTGTCTATGGAGGACCCTTCACTCCGCTCAATTATGTGGCGTCAACCGGCTGCATGACCATGAAGAGCACCTTTGATTTGGAGGTTTTCCCGGGCCAGCTAATCAAGGACAAAAAGGGCAAGAGCCATGAAATTCTGGACGTATTAGACCCCTACACGATTGTCATTGAGCCTAACGCTAACTCCAATTTCTCTGGGATGTATGTTGTCAGCGCACCCCAGAAAAGGCAGGTGTCGGTTGAATCTGTTGAGTTTAGAGAGTCTTTCGAGATTGGTTGTCACGCTTTGGGCGAACCAGCCTTCCTAACTTACCTACACTCAATCGTTCTCTTCATTCTTCTCCGATACAAGGAAGTTCTCTTGGAAGCGCGAGGGCTTACCCGCACGACCATCTCATCCGGCGACGTGAAGATCAACACTTCTTTTGTTGTTTCTCAGCCTGTCTTTAGCCGCATGATCACTTTGAACGGATATGTCCACCAGTATTGGCCTAAGTTCTTTGTTAAGCCCTATATCGGTATCAACACAGAGGTTGACGCCGAGACCATAGCCAATGAAGAACCAAGGTATACCAATCGCGGCGTAATTCCTGCTGCGTACCCAGACATAAATGGGCCGGGCGAGACATAATCTTTAAGCCGGTCATGTATGTTGCCCAAATCCTGTCGATTGACAGCCACGACCTCGGTGCCGCCTCTGGTGAGCTACTCACCACGGGCGGCTTTGTCATTGGAGGCTAAGGTATGCCAGAACAAAACCCGCAACCTCCTGCACACCCCATCCAGTCTGGGCAACCATTCGCTATTCTCAGCGGTGAGAAACCCCGATTCCATCCAGAGGTTGGCGGTGGCCACAAGGGGCTCGAACAGCTATTGGCTCAAGCGGGCTTTCAACACGAGCAAACAGACGGCAATTACGGAGGTGGCTCTTCGAAGAGCCCCGTGTTCGTCGTTTACAATGCTCCCCGTGATCATGTCATGGAACTTGGCAGAAAAATGGGCCAAGAGAGTGTCATTTTCTCTGAGAATGGGCAGCACGAACTTATTTACGTTAACGGGAAAAATGCCGGGCGCTACCATCCATCAACCGGGATGGAAGTTCATCCATCGGCTCCCAAAGAAGGTCTTACAACGCGAGTCTCGGGGGTTGGACATGTCAGACTCAATTTTGATTCAACCAAGTTGCTAGATGTTCCCAAAAAGGAAGCGGATATGAGCCATAACGACACCCAGAAGAGCGAAGTAAGCGTTGCCGAATTCAAGCGCAAGCTAGCTCATACCCTTCAAGGCCAGATTACCGCATTTTCGAAGTCGCTGGAGGATCTGGCTAGTCGCGAAGTCAACGGCAATGTCGATGCGGTTGTCGGGGACTTCAAAAAGAGCCACACCGTCCTGATGGTAGATTCTCCCGAGTCGATGTGGGTCGAGGAACTGAAGAAGAGCCACGCAATGGATATGGCGGTTGCCATGAAGCGTGTTTACCAGAGCTATCTACAAAACGTAGCACTTAAGCAGACCCCGAACGATCCCCAAGCTGCCCATCAACTCGCCATGGCTGCTGCAAAGGACTGGGCCTCTCGTGCCAGTCCGCAGGCTGCGAGCCAGATGGCGGTAGACTCACCCCAACACAATGCAACTGCCCCTAAGTTTGAATACCCCGATTCTTTCGGACCCGGCACGGCTCCTGTTCATACCAATCCTAACGCGCAAGCTCAAGAGCAGCAAGAGGCTTTTGCTCCTCCTGTTGCCAAGGCCGCTCTCCCCGGTCATGCTGGTCCTGTTTCCCCAGACCGTGGTTTGGCCCAGCCACAGCGTAACGTTTCTACCGCCGAGCAAGCTGCGGTTTCTGCCCCCAAGGCCGTACCCACTCAGCCCGCCAAGTCATTTAGGCAGGCGCGTTTGCCGGGCTATGGTTCTTCCTACCGCAAGGATGAGATGAAGGGTCTTTGCAAGGAATGTAAGTCTGAAATGTGTAAGTGCAACAAGATGGGCAAGTCTGAAGCCTGTATCCTCTGTGGCCTTGAAGGTGAAGGCTGCCAATGCATGATGGATCTCCAGAAGTCGTTTGAGGATGGCGAGTGGACGACCGAGCTTAACAAGTCTGACGAGTGGATGGGGAAGAATGTCACTGCTTCTACCTACCCATCAAAGACTTCGGTCCGTCGCCAGAATCTCCACGACATCAAGTACGCCGAAGCTAAGGGTGACAAGAATGCAGCGGCCAAGGTCGTAGATACCGCTGCCGCGATTGCTGCTAAGCGTAAGGGCCAGCCTACACTGAAGTCTGACGACAGTGACCGCATTGCTGGCGTCCATGCTCGCGAAGGAGCAGAACTGTCTCAAATCCCGTTCCGCGATCCAAAGAAGGGTCCAAATTCCGAAGGGCCTGACCACGTTCTTTCTATTGCGGAAGAGCGTAAGCGCGATGCCAAGAAGTCAGAAGATTTCATCGACCTTAAGAACGCTAATGCCCGTCCTACTTCGACGGACAGTGCCGCGAAGGGTGGCCCTAGAATCAAGAACGTAGGCGCTGAGACCCCCGGTCCGGCCGAGCCGAGCAAGGAAGTCAAGGGCAAACTAGACGAAGGCTCTGGTGGCGAAATTACCAAGGGCAAGGCTCTCGGCAAGGGCGCTTTGGCTCCCGAGGCCCCTAGTTCTGCCGGGGCAGCAGCCGGAAGCCCTCTAGGAGCGTCAGAAATGGCTAAGGCGGGCCCTCCAATGGCTAAGCCGCCCGGTGGCAACCCAACCCCCGGCAAGCCTCCCATGTCCAAGCCCAAGCTTCCCCGTAAGGCCGGGACGATGGGCAAGGCAGCCATGCCTCAGTCAAGGATGGATGCCGGAAACGTTCAGGCGGCATCCATTCGAGCCGGGCACGAATCCGCACCAGCCCCAGCCGTAGAGGCAGCACCAAAGGCGATCCCAAAGCCCACAAGTGATTACAGCGATTTCATGCCACCTAGCAAGTTCTCTAGCGGCGCGACGGTTGGGCCAAAAATTCCAACTCCGGGCAAGCTCAAGTAAATATCCCCTGTAGAACAAGACTTAATCTTGAAAGCGTCTATGAAAACGTGCTCGAAATGCAAGTTAGCACTTCCGCTGGAGAACTTCCACAAAGCTGGAGGAACTAAGGACGGCAAGCGCTCGTATTGCATTAAGTGCAGCAATGCATATCACAAAGAGTGGGTTGCGACGCACAAGGACCGCGCGAAAGAACTTAAGCGTATTAATTACCAAGAGAACGCAGAGAGATACAAGGATCGTAAACGAGTCAGGACTTACGGACTGGTTCCCGGTGAATTTGAAAAGAGAGTTGCAGAGCAGGAGGGAGCCTGCGCGATTTGTCGCTCTGCTACTCCTTCTGGTCGCGGCACTTGGAAGGTCGATCACGATCACGAAAGCGGCTTGGTTCGCGGCTTGCTATGTGATTCTTGCAATCAAGGACTTGGAAGATTTAGGGACGACCCAATCCGCCTTCGTGCGGCAGCAAGCTATGTGGAGAAGCACAATCTTCACAGTCAGGGAGTACAATAATTATGGCTCAGGAATATGTCGATCCTATCGGGGGCTCATTGATCATCCCCGGCAGCTATCCATCAATCACCGTCGCTCCAAACAATGGTGGCCTTGCTACTACGGGCGTTATCGTTCTGATGGGCGAGGCCGAGAGTGGCCCCTCTTTCTCTGAGGAAACCGAGCTTGAGGACAACCAGTTCGCCTCGGACGACATCTCCAGTGTTGTCTCTAAGTACAAGTCTGGCCCAATCGTTGACGCTTTCCGCGCAGCGGCTGGCGCAGCAGTAGACCCCGACATCACCAACACTTTCTCGCGAGCAATCATCGTGAAGACTAACACTGGCGCGGCGTCGGCCTCCGTTTTGACTCACGAAGACAACTTCAGCGCTTACACTTCACTTGTTGCCAAGTCTTCGGGGTCGCTAGGCAACCTGATCTTCTACACGATCACCGATGACGTAGCGGAAGTCCTGCCTTGGACTGACCGCTTCAGCTACATCGGCCAGCCCGCAGCGATTGACTTCTCTGTTGTCGTTGACGGTAACATTGCTGTTGATGTGACCATTCCCGCAGACAGCACTCCTGTCGCTTTTGCTTCGGCCATTGTCGGTGGCGGAACGGACCTTGCTTCGGCATCTGGCGGCGACCGCAACGCAATCGGCATTACTTCTCCTACACTGGCCATTGCCGTCAACGGTAACATTGGTACGTTCACCCTAAGCATCAACTGGGCCAGCGTATCAGCAGGAGACACCCTCCTCATTCCCAACAACTCTCAATTCGAGGGCGCAGCCAAGCAGAACACCGGCTGGTGGCTCGTCACAGCTATCTCTGGTGTAAATCTTACTGCTACTAAGCTTGCAGACCTTTCTACCACAACTGGCCACGTTGCTGGAGCGGTTGTGGCTCCTATCGCAATTACGCCTGCGGTTGCGGTTGCCAATCCGCCTGCCACAGATGCCATTGTGTACGGATACACTTCGTTCACTTGGGACGGCACCGTCACTCCGGGCAAGGGCAAGACTTTCGAGTTCGCCACCCTGTCGCCTCTCGCTGGAGACACCGATGCTCGCAAGATGCTTCGTACCCTCGGAGTCAACTCCAACGTCACTTGGCTATCGGTTACTGGAGCCCCTGTGGTTGTCACTTCCGCTACCGAGCGCAAGATCAGCGTCAAGACGGAACGCAAGAACGATGGTATTGCTGAAGAGTTCGTAGTCGGAGGCGAGATTGGCCTGCGTGTCGGTTACGACGGCTACTCATGCACCCTTTCAATCAATAGCGATTCCATTACGGTATCGTACAAGGCGGCTTCCATCGATCCTTCTACGGTTCTAACCCTTGGCTTTGACCAATACCCGACCATCGCTGACGTTGCGGGCTATCTCGCAAGCATTGCTGGCTTCATCGCGGCTCCCGGCACGGCTGTCCTTGGTAATCTGCCTTCTACTGCGCTCGACGCGACGGTGTGGGGGCTCCTCAACACCAGCTACTCTGCTAATAGTGTTTGGGGCGCAAAGACTTGCCCTATCAAGATCGACGCTTTCAGATTCAGCGAAGCGCTAACGGGCTCGTATCTCGTCAAGCTTAGCGCTGCTCCTGAAGGTGCTTTGCCGAAGGGTGTCGTGGCAGCAACCTACCTCACTGGCGGATCCAAGGGTGGAACTACGGCAGCCAACTTCACGGCTGCGGTCGATGCTATCGAACAGGTCCGAGCGAACTTCGCCATTCCGCTCTTCTCTCGTGACGCGACGGCAGACATTGCCGATGCTCTCACCGATGCTTCCTCGACTTACGAGATCGAAGCGATCAACGCTCAGCTTAAAACTCACGTCCACAAGATGAGCGGTATGAAGGTTAAGCGCAACCGCCAAGCCTTCTTGTCAAAGCGCGACACCTATGCAAACGACGCAGAAGCGGCAGCCAACCTCGCTTCGCACCGTTGCGCGATGGAGTTCCAAGATGGCAAGAGCGCAATCAGCGGCTCTATCGTTCAGTACCAGCCGTGGATTAACGCAGTCCTTTGCGCTGCCGGTCAGGCTGGGGCCTTCTACAAGGCTCTTGTCCGCAAGCAAGTCAACGTCACTGGCGTTGTTCAGGCTGCTGGCGACTGGACTTACAATCGCGACTCGGACATCGAGAACGCTCTTAAGGCGGGCCTTAACCCGATTCGCAAGGCCGAAGAGGGTGGGTTCGTTTGGGTTTCTGACCAGACGACCTACGGCAAGGATAGCAAGAATTTCTACAACTCCATCCAGATGGTCTACGCGGGCGACATCGTTGCCCTCACGACTGCTCAGCGCATGGAGCGCGCGTTCGTTGGCAAGAGCGTTGCGGACGTATCTGCCGCAGTGGCACTCAGTTACCTTGATGCCATCATGGCGGACTTCTTCCGGCTCAAGCTAATCGCTGCGTCGTCCGATGCTCCGCTAGGCTACAAGAATGCTCGTATCGTTATCTCTGGTTCGGTAATGAAAGTTAGTGTCGAAGTCAAGATCGCTGGAGCAATCTACTTTATTCCAATTTCCTTTTTTGTCACAGAAATTACTCAGGCGGCTTAAGCAATGGTTGTATACGCACTTCAAGACCCCTTTTCTAAGGAGATCCGTTATGTGGGTCAGACCGCCAAGAACCTTGAAGTGCGTGTGCGCCAACATCTCACCAAGTCTTCTCTAGCAAAGCCGGGCCATAAAAATAACCCGACGTATTATTGTTCTGTAGATCAAAGGGCTAAAGCCGCCACAAGACAAGCAAGATACAGATTAAAGAAAGTAGGATAATCAGTTGGCTCAAAGTAAAATCATGCACGGAGCACGATGCCAAGTCATTTTGGGCAAGAAGGTTGTTGGCGTTTTTACTAACGTCAGCTACGGTCTTGCGTATGACGTGCAACCCGCGTTCGTCCTCGGTCGTTTCTCTCCTGCGGAGCTAACTTACACAGCAGCAGAGCCCATCGGCATCACCGCCAGCGGGTGGAGAGTCATCGACCACGGACCGTTCACCGAGGACGGCGGCAACATGCCCAAGCTCCAAGACCTCTTGACGGCCGAGGACATGACCTTCGCTCTCTACGACCGCCAAACCGACAAGGTCGTTATGACTGTCACTGGCGTCCGTCACGCTGGTTTCAACACGAGTGTTGCCCCGAAGTCTCTGGAAGAACTCAGCTACAACTTTGTCGGCCTACGCCTTAGCGACGAATCGGGCAACAACACCGAAGCTGTCGGTGCTTCAAACCTACCGTAAACCCACAGTGAGTTCCCTGTGGCCGCGCACACCGGAGTCCTGCTCCTCCGGTGTGCGTTTTTATTGCGGATCGATGATGTAGTGCTGGTGTCCACAGCGAACGCAGACGCGGTGCTTGTATCTGCGGTTAGTTTTGACTGTCCACTTATGAATCCCAAACCAGCAAAGGAAATCGTAGTTCATGTTGTCCTCATTGGTGCGGCCAAGTCGGCTTTTCTTTATAGCGCAGTACGTTACAGCGCTTACAACAAGTGACGTAGACGGTCCACTGAGGGCTCGAAAGACCGCGAGCTACCCAGCCGGTCCAATCGTGCCATCCAATCCAGCATCGCCAGTTCATTCTAGGTAAACCTCAACGCTGCGACCGAGATATCCTTCGATGTCTAGGAACCACACCACGTCCTTCACTCTACAGCGCTCTGTGTGAGGCCCAGTTTTACTGTCTCTGATGATTTCTACCCGATGCCCAACACTCGGCACCCCTCCTACGTCATATGCAGTAGTTTCATCGCCGTCTGGGAAGATGAACTTAAGATGCACAGCCAGCCTCCTCATTTAATAGATCGACCAGTGGCTTCAGATCACGGCACAGGATGGCGTCTTCTGGTTCCATGCGGTCACGGAATACTTCCTCGACGGGCTCCCCGTTCTCGCACATGAAGAGAACCCGATAGCTGTCGTGGTAACCCCAGTCGCCTTGCTCTGGCGGCTTTTCAAAGCCCGGGAGCTTTGCTTGATAGGCTTCCTCGCAATGGAAGATGCGGTACTTGAGGCCCTTGTCTTCTCGGTGAGCTTTCATTTCAGCTACGGACATGCTCATGGTTAGCCTCCTCGTAGTAGGCGATCTTAAAGGCGTCCTTCAGAACCTCTGTGGCTTGATCGGTCTTGGGCTGAAAGAGTACGTGCAGTACGTAATCGGGAGCTTCTACAAGATCGATGTCGATCTCGCCCTTCCAGCACGGATCGGCAAGCCATTCTGTTTCACGGAGAATGTGTAGGGCCTCGACCTTAATGACTGCCTTGGTCTTGGCGTCTAGCGGCAGTCCCTTAAACTCCTCCAGCGACCTCTCTATTTTCTTGATGGCACTAGCCAGATGAACATCATCCAACGGGAACCTTAGTCGGTTCATAGCCTCATCTTCTCCATCTGGCCAAGCGCATTGCTGTATATGACCTTCTTGACACCAGCTTCTCGCATGAACTTCTCGCAGGCAGCGCAGGGCTTGGCCATGCCCAGAACGCCACCCCGAGTCATGCGGATGGAAACCACGGTCGTCCCGGCTCGGTGGTCCGGCCAAAGCTTCTTGAGGGCCTGTACCTCGGCATGGACTGTCTCGTGATTGGAGCCGCTAGATACGAGATTCCCACCCCGGAAAACCATGGCGGCATGCTTATGGCACGGATGGTTGGACCGGCCAAACAGCTTCCTCATCTTGGGGGTAATCTCGTTCATCTGCTAGTTTGCCTTCTGCTTATCCAGCATGCTCCGCACCATGATCGCAGCCCGAATCAGGTTGTTGCGGATGTCGATCGGAGCTTGGGAAGACAGCCCAAGTTCCTTTGCCTCGTAAATTGCCGACGTGGCGTACTTAAGTCCATCGACAAGCTCTTGGTAAAGGTCATTCAACGTGTTTCTTCCGTTGAAGGGCTGAAGGGGAGTGCCGTACTTCTTGAGCCCGAACTCCTTGCGAGCCATAATATCGCGAACTAGGCTGTGCCCGGCCGAACCCCAGTTCTCGATAATGAAACCGGCCGCCATGTCTGCGGAGCAAGGATGTGTATTTGTTTCAGGCTTCGGTTCTGGGATGGCTGCCTTCTCAAGTTCGTTGGTCATGTTGAACGCTCTCAGTATCATCCTTCTGTTTTCCCTGAAAATGTAATCTTCAGTAGCTCTCTTTAGGTGTTCTATCGAAACGTCGATTTGCTCTGGCTCCATCAGTCCACCCATTCTATGCTAGTTGTGCCACCGTGTCCATGGATTTTGATCATGGATTCGAGATCCTTGAAGATCACCAACGACGCTACGACAGTCCGCCAGTAAACAACCGTTGTCCCGTCGTAGAAGGTAATGCCGTCGGCTACGTGACCAATGCCGGACACTCCAGACACGTCCATCGAACGCATGACACGGAAGCGCCTAGGCGGGACAGCGTTTTCTACTCTTGTTAGGCTTGTCATAGGATTTAGCCACCCAGATGTAAGTCTGGCGACCGTACTTTGTGAGAGCTTTACCTACAGGTATAACTAGCCCGTCCTGCTCTAGCTCGTATCTCCTTGTTCTGACCGAGCTTGGGCTCATGTGCAAATCTTCTGCGATCTGGTCATCCGTCTTCGGACCATTTTCCAGTAGGTAACTGTAGACTTTTTCTGCTCCAGTCATTCCTGCCTCACACTTCTAGATAGCACAGAAACCTAATCTTATATACAGAATCCCTTGTAACGGCCCGATGCTAAATGGAGTCCTATGGCTAGCGAATTACTGAACCCCGAAGTGTCATCCCATCTTCCCGTCTTCATCATAATCGCTAGCGTCTTGCTCGGAGGTCTTGGCTTCCTTGGCAAGAAAGCGTGGGACGCCATGGCTGCATTCAAGCTGTGGATTCAAGAAGTAGTAGACGAGAGAGTTCCAGAAAAACTCAACGAGAAGCTCTATACTAAACTACCCATCATCCTTCGCGCCCAGATTCCAGAAATCATGCATGAAGTGCTCGCCACCCGGCTTGAAGCACACGAGGTAGTTGAAGAAGCAAAAGTCACACGGGCGCTAAATCAAATCAAGGATGAATTCCAATCTTCGCGTGACGCACAAGATCGCGAAGTCCGAGACACCACCGACCAAATCCTCAAGAAGCTTACTAACGTAGACGCTCTCCTCACGCTGATGCAGGCTCGCATCGAAAGCCACGACGGTCGGCTTCGTCACCTAGAGACTCAGGCATTCATCGTGGCTTCGGCTCCTGCTCGTAAGAGGAGAAAGACGAGGAAGTAATGGATCCTCTCAATCTTCAACCTAAGACCGATCCCGATAACGTCATGGACCCTCACGACTCGGGGTGGCGTAAATACTTCTTGGTCTTCGTCGGCCTAGCGTGTATTACTGGCGGCATGGTTTGGGCAGATGTTAAGCCCGGCCGAGCAATCTTGTATGATACCTACGGGCAACTAGTTCTGTTTCTTATCGGCATGTACTTCGGAGTGAACGTCGGAACTAAGTTTGCAGCCGGTAAGGTGAATGCGGACGTAACGAAGAATCAAGCCAACGCCGAAGCAAGCATCAAGAAGGCCGCTGAGACTGCTGGCAAGGCTATTGAATAGGTTGGAAATGATCCCACTCGTATTCTTCTAGTGGTTCGTTGCCGACGCCCTTCATTAGAATCAGGATTTCGCGCAGGGCCGATCGAAATTCGTCTTCCGTTCTATCGTCAAAGAACGAGGCTTTGGCGACAGTCCTAATAATCCTTAGAAGCTTTCTCTCGTTACCGGGCTGCCTTAGCTCGTCGGCTTTCATTGAAGAGTTGCCCCCTCTTTCTCCGTAGCCATCTCCTCCTCGGCCACACGCCTGTAAGTCGCGAAGAAGTCCCGAATCTTACCCCACGTACCTTCCATGTCGGTGTAGCTTCCTGCCCGGAAGTCTACCTCTGTATCCTTGTTGTACGGGTACGTGATGGTCACCGTCAGGCCGTCTGGATTCGCAGCCTTCCACGCCTGAAGGTTCTTGGGCGCATCGTCGATGAAGAAGTCTCCACGCACCAACGCCTTCTTGTAGCCGTACATGTGGTTCTTCGGACCAATGAATGGGAAGTGCTGGCGTAGCCATGCGGACTTGTCCGCAAGAATGTGCGGAGAAGAGATGGCTGACGTAAGGAAGACAACATCGTAGACCAGCCCGCCAGTGGTGTTCCACTTCATCCTCGTGATCTGCTTGAGCGCCTCGATGGCACCCGACATGGGCTTGAGGTTGGGGTATAGCCCGGGAGCATTCAGGAAGCCGTCGATGGACTTGTCCCCGATAGCCTTGCCGATGTTCCATGAGGTAACGTCCTCGGGCACCACGGGCTTGCGATTGGGCCGAGCAGCATTGTAGAGCGCGAGCCAGTCGGTCATCAGGTCGGCCACGATGGCGTCAAGGTCTACAAGAATGGTGTATGTTGGCTTCTTATCCATGGTTCCTCACTCTGCCACAATCTCGCAGTGCTCGTCAAGCTTGACTAGCTGCCAGTTGAGATTCACTTGAGCCTCGCCCTTCTGGAGAAGCTCGACACAGCGAGGACTTAACGTACCCCTCAGATGGCTGACGGACTTCCAAAATTCTTTGATGTCGCCATTGGAAAGATTCGCAATGGGCTCTAGCTGCTTCTGCATGCGCGGCACGGAATTAGGAACATTGTCGCCACTGTCACCCCAGAGGGCCTTGACGATAGGGATGCTAACGGGAGACTGGACCCCAAACTCCTTGAAGATCATCTCCTGCGTTACGAATGAATCCTTGGTCGTTGACCAGACATCTACGTTGGGCCGAATAAGCTGCCAAAGATCCTTGTCGGAAGAAGCGATGACAATAGTGAATGTTCCACCCACATTGTGGACCATCGACGCAATCGCGTCATCTGCCTCGTTGTCTGGCGAGTGCGAGAAGTGCGTGTATCCCTGAGACTTGAGGAACTCCTTGGCCTCGGGCCTAGGGTCGTGCTCAAGGGGAGGGCGGTTGGCCTTGTAGGAAGGCCAAAGCTCGTACTTGCGCTTCGACTTCCGGTCTTCCACGAAGAGGATCTTGGGGTCAATCATCCCGATCTCGTTCATGGTCCGCTGCATGGTGCCGAGCTTCCCCATCAGGTTCGTCTTCAGAACCTCGTGGGGGTCGTACTTGGGATCGGCCTTCTGTGCTGACAGCGCCGGGAACCAGCACGCAAAGACGTAGTTGCTGAAGTCCACCAGCACGACGGAGACTACAGGCTTGCGATTAGCTTCTCCACCCATGCGTTGGCCTCCTTGCAGCGTTCAATCTCCTTAAGCCTCTCCTCGGTGTGGTACTGGATGTCTCGGGCAATGCGGGTCTTCTCTTCCCAAACCCAGACCTCGAATGGCTCCTTCTCTGGAGGCGGATAGGGATCGCGTGAATAGCGCCGTCCATCTTTAAGCCGGCTCGACATGAATGCCTTGAAGCCCTTGTGCTCTCGGGTAGGAGGCTCCCAAGCTTCAACTTCGATAGCCATCTTGTCGTAGCGAGCATTCAGTTCAACTCGCTCTTCTTCGTTCTTACGCCATCGGTCGAAAGCCGATTTGTACTGCTCCTCATAGACCTTCTTGAGTTCATCCGGCTTCCCGGGGGCTTCGACGGTGAGCTTCCAAGCTTCAAGTTCTTCCAGAGCCTCATCGTGATAGCTAATGCTAGGCACACGAGGCACGTACTCCTTGCCAAGAGAATCTTCCCTCATGTGCGCCGCTGCTCCAAATGCGCGAATACATTTCAACGCATACTTCTTGAAGGTGCAGGCGGGATCGTCATCGATGACGCAGGTATAGCCGGTAGGCATTAGCTAGCCTTCTTGTCCTTCTTGGATTGCTTGCGGGCCTTCGCGCCCTTCTTCTGCTTCTCCAGCGACGCAATGTCGGCTGGATCCGCCATGGGCGGCGTGACATCCGCAGAACGCCGCACTTGCTTGGAAATCTCGCTCTGCACGATCTTGATGCGTTCCTTGATGGCAGCGAAGCCGCAACGGTCCAACGCAGCGAGCTTCTGCTCTGCTGTAAGGGAGTCGTAGATGCCCTGACGGGCAACAGCCTCGGAGTGCTTCCGCTCCTTGTCTTCTCTTGAGAAACGGTTGCGTGCGAACTTCGGTTTCTCGCCCTTGCTCATCGTGTTCTTAGCCATTGTTCCCTTTCAAATTGCGCGTTAGGCCAGACATGCGCGCCCCGTCTATCAGTTGCGGCCTCGCCTGAAGGTAGTCACTCTCGGCAAACCCGCAACCGGCTTAACTACCAACCCTCGATCTCGACGGTCTCCTCGGGACCGAGCTTCTGGAGAACGACCGTGAGAGTCTCATCGCTCTCGTCGTAGAACGCTTCGACCTCAGCGAACGCACCCTGCGGAGCGAAGAGGTTGGTGAAATGCTCAGGCTCGACGCCGAGATGACGCTCGCCCTCGGTGGTAACGCCATCCTGCCCGACGACGACGTTCAGGTCCCCGGCGCTGGGGACGTTGTACGTGCGGTAGAACGCGATATCGTCCTCGTCCTCGCTCTGGATCGAACCGAACGGGACTGACGGCTCGTTCTCCTCTGCGCAGTCATCGCAGCCACACGAGCAGCCCTCCTCCTCGTCCTCTGCAACAGCCTCAGCCGAAGCCTCGACGGCTCCCGAAGCGATGTCCTCGATCTTGCCACCGAGCAGCTTCTCCAGAGCCTTGAGAAAGTCCTCGCCAGCGGTAACAGCAATCACCTTAACCTGTGCCATTGTATTCTCCTGTTTTGGTTTTTGCCCGCCAGCCCCATGCCGCCGGGTTTCTACATCGTACTTCACTTCGCTTAGCAAGCCAATTAGCTTGCCATTGATTCTAAGTTCTGCCTTGCTGAACGTTGTCATTCATTTCTACTATAGCACTACGAAAGTGAGGGCTTTCGTGTAGAGTCTTTCCACCCTCGGCTCCGTCAAATTTACGGCTCTGTGTTCACACGGCTAACAGTTACCGGGAGGAATTTTTCGTCAATCCTCCAGAACGGTACCCCAACCCACACTAGGTCTTGTGCAAGGGGCCGCGCAATTTGGAGAGTCCTAGCTCCATTCGGTTCCCTCCACCGACAGGTCACGTTGGGTTCCAACTACCCCATTCAGGGCCGTTAGCAGTCGCCGTGCTCTTAGGTACTTGCCGACTTACCCGATACCTCGCCGGGTTTAGAAGGTAGTTTACGTAAGCGGCGTAGCTCTGATACCCGGGTATACGCGGATGCCCTTGAAGTTTAAATCGGATCGCCGTTACTGCTCACAAGGGGCTGTTCGCTCGTTGCGTAGGCCCAGACATCCTCGTTCTTCTGATGGTCGATAGCCCTAGTTAGATTCGTCCCGATGTCATTAAGCAGGACAGCGTAGTTTGCCTTGAGGTTCACGGTGCCCATCGGGCACTCTCTGACGTAAGCTGCGCGAGCCTGATAGAAGTTGCGTGCAGCCGCAGCCAGAACCGCTGCCTCCTCTTCGGTGATCGAGATCGTCAGGTGCTTCTTGGTTTCGATGTTTTTGATTTCCATGGTTTACTCCCTGTACTTCAGGATGACTTCCTCTGAAACCTTGTACGCGAGCATTGCAATCTGGTCGTAATACTTGATGGACATGTCGATGATGTTGTCCATCTCTGCTCTGCTTGCTACGATTCTAACCGGGATCATTCGCTCTGTAAAGAGCTTTTCTCCATGTACCCACTGGCCCTTAGCTACCGGCATGACGGTCAGCCCACCCGAAATCGCCCTAACCTTCGCATCCCATACTCTGTGATAGCGCAAGCGGAAGGGCCGACCGTCATTCCTCATCGTTGGGACCAAAATCTCCCAGAGTTCCTTAGCCATACGGTATCTTACGCCGCGAGAAGCTCGTTGTCAATGTAGTTGATGGCCTTCGTCTTGAGGGCGTTGCCCGTGCCCCACATGGTCGCAGCGAAGCGGCTCTCCTTCTCATTGCCACCCTCCTCGACCCGAGTGGTGCGGAAGTGGTCCGCGAACTCGGCAACCGCGTTATAGCCCGCCCAAGCGGTGCCACGGATAGCCTCGTGGCCTGCACCCTTGACGAACAGGTCCATGATCTGGTCACGGATGTTCTGGGACCGAGTGCTGACCTCGACCTCGCCATCGGTGTTCGCCTTGGCCGGGAAGAGGTGCTCGGTCAGGGCCTTCATCTGGGCGTCGGTCATGCGCTTGGCCGACAGCGATGCCGCTCGCTGGGCGAAGTCGTTGTAGAAGCCCTGCGAAGCCTCGATGATGCGAGAAGCCTCCTTGATGCGGGCGTCGGCGCTGCTCGTGTGGCGGATAGAGATACCGCTCTTGGCAGAAGACGACGACAGGAGGCTGTTGAGGACGTTGGCGCAGAACGCGCGGAGCGGAGCCGGGAAGATGCGGAGGCTGAACGTTCCGTTGTGTGACCACAAGCACATGAGATACTTGAGGACGAAGTCGTTGCTGCCCGGGAGGACGATCTCGTCGTTGAGCTTGAGCATGACCCAGCCGATCTCGCCGCCGTAGACCAGCCCGGCGGTGTCGTACTTGGCGAAGCCGCTCGTGACCAGCGGGCTGATGGCCCCAAGCTGGTCCTCGTTCTGGATGACGCGGTACTTGTTGCCCACGACGCCCAGCACGGTGTTGTTGTCCTCGCGGACCACCATCTTGGAGTCCTTGGCCATGTAGAACTCGTCGCCCACCTTGGCATAGGCCGGAACCGTCTTGACCTTGAAGCGGTTGCCAGAGCGCTCCAGCACGTCCTCGGCGGTCAGAACCTCGTTGGGGATCTTGGTGCCAGCAGCCTGCCACGGGGCGAGGCCGGTGTCGCTGGCCTTCGTGAAGTCGGTGACGAGGGCGGTAGCGGGGTTGTGGCTGTCGGCAGGGTTAACGGCAGGCTGGAAGGGAGTAGGCATTGTGGTGTTCCTTTCGTTCGAGGTTTGATGAGTATAGGGTATCTTGAGTTCTATGTCAAGCGCCACAACCTCACGATGGTAATCAAGGCGAGAGTTATATAGATACCGCAGAGGAATCCGTTGATGAATTGGCTAGAGGCGGTCTTCCCAGATCGAGTCAGCATAGAGCCCTCTACAGAGCAGCCAGCTTATCCATGGTCATGCCCACCATTCCGCCGACGCCAAAGACGATGGCGAGGATGGCCCCTCCGGGGCTCAGGCCAAAGGCAATAATTGGAGAAGCGAAGATGATGGAAGCACACACGGCGGCGATCCCAAGCAGAACGTTCTCGTAACTCATGGTTTCTCCTTACTTGTCAAGGTTAACGACTTCGCCAATGATTCCATCCCGCTTCATTCGAAGCTCTGCCTTGGTCTTAGAACGAAAGACCGTGGCGTTCTCGCGCTTCTGGACATAGATGCCACAGCACTTCTGGGTGTCGAAGCCGTAGAACCAGCCGTTCTTGGTGAAGATGCCGTAGCGGTGGCCCATCACTCGTTCTCCTTGACCATCCAGCCACTCTCGATGGCTGTCTTGAGCAGTTCCTTTGCGTGCCCATGGCACGAAGAGACGTATCCACTATAGCCGATAGCCCCGTAAGGGTATGAACTACCCGGGCAACCGCTCTCTTCGCCGTGCATGTCGCACTCCATCTCGGGCTCGTCGCTCAGCTTGACGAGCTTGATGTCGTTCGTGTTTGCCATGGATACGATTATACAGGTTCTGTTGGAGGCGTCAAGCTTTCTGGAGTTGTACCCTTCTGAGACTCTTTCTTGGACTTCTTAGGCTTCGTTTTAAGCGCTTCTGGAGCAGCCTCCTCGGCGTAGGCCACCTTGTCCTTATTCGCCTCAAGGCGAGCCTTTCTGGCCTTCTGGGAGGCTATCTGGCCCTCTAGTTCGGTGTGGCTTCTCAGGTGGGAGACTAGCTTGGTTTCAATGTCGAACGGCTGGTCGCAGATGTAGCATTCAACGTCCATTAGTTGTCCCAGCGAGAGGTCACGGCCAAGGCATCCCTAGCAATCTTGCCAGCCAGAGCGGAAAGCTCGGAGATTGCCTGTCGGGCAGCCCGTAGGGCGAGGAGCAACCGGTTTCGGTCGTCAGATAAGACTCCGATGTAGTGGTAAAGATTTTGGCGGGCCTTCACCAGTGCGACATGAGGGGAATTGTCCTTGGCGTACTCGCACGCTGCCGACGTTAGTTCGAGTTCGTCAAGCAACTCATCCAGCTTAGGGTCGTGCATGCTTCCTCCGTTCCAACTTTCTGACCTTGGCTTGCAGTCGGTCGATACGCTTCTTTAGGCGCTTCGTGTCCTGCATGTAGGTCTTGATGAAGGCGCTCCATACGTGGCCATTAAAGGAGCCGCTGTGGGTGTTGCCGAGATCGTAAAGCTGAGCCTCAGTGAGTTCGGGCACGACTCTTCCTCCCGTTCTTGTACCCCATTGCGTAAGCCATGGCAATCATGCGGCAGTCTCGGATGGATTCAGACAGGGCATCGCCAAGATCAGCCCCAAGCGCGACCTTGGTGTTCTCGTCGTAGCCGTTCTTTATGGCCCATGTGTAGCCACGGTACCAAGCCCGCTCCTCGGCGGTGCCGTTGATTCTGGGGCGCTTGTGCCTTTTCTCAGCCATACTTACCTCTTAGATTTACGCACGTTCAGGAATGCCGCAATCTCCCCGATGGTGTGCATGCCGTTCTTCATGCCGCCCGGCATGTCCTTGCCAACAGAGTTGGAATCCTGCCAATCGACATGGGTGACGTTGCGGTTCTTCATCCACGTCAGAACGTCCTTGGCGGTCATCCCGTAGGTGAAGATGTTACCAACGTCCTTGACGACAACCTGCTCGTTGGACTCGTCGATGTTCCGCCAGACGGCGTGAATGCGCTTGTTCTTAGCCATGGTTCTCCTTCTTGGGTGAGTTACTCGGACTTGGCCCTCTCGACCATAGTTTTCTCCATTGCTCGGAGACAGGTTTTGCATGTGACGCCTGCTGTCGAGCTAAGGAGCGTGGGGTACAGAATCCGGTTGGGGTTGGGGCGGTAGAAGACCTTACCGCACTCCGTTGTCGGCCCCCACTTCATCATGTGGACGATCTCGGGCTTTTTAGCCATTGTTATTCCCGATCCTCAAAGGGTAGGTCTTCTTGTAGTGCTGTCGGTGGGTATCGCAGACGTAATTACAAAGCCCCTCCGCACCGAGATGCTCAGTCGCTGACCAGTTGGCCCACTTGAGGCAGCGCTCTTCTGGGTAAGCCATAGCAAATTGACAGAGTCTTCGGATGTTCTTAGCCATGCGAGTATCCTATATCAAGCCGATTTGAATGTCAAACTCCCCGGTCATGTACCAGAAGGGTATACCAGTAGGTTTTTTCCTTCTGTCGGATCCAGTAAGTTTCTTCCTTCTGTCGGATCCAGTCTCGGATTTGGCACTCGGAATGATTCTTCACGCTTCTGATTTTGCGATAAGACAACAGCCACAGAGCGTTCCACCGAATGTCGTGCATGCTCACGGGTTCCACGGTGCCTCCTAGTAGATGTCCCACCAGTTGAAGACTTCATTCTTGTGCGGAAAGAAGCCATCCCAATCCTCGTCGATGATGCTGGACTTGAGGATTTGCCGCGTCTTGTGACGGTTCAGGCGATTCCCCAGCGTGCGGTAATACTTCTTGCGGCTGCCGACGCTGTAGCGCCTCTGGAGAGGGTGCCAGCTATTCACCGGCCAGATGATGGAGTTCTCAAGCTGCTCCTTGGCCTGCTTGTAGACAGCCCAAGCTGCCGTAGGCCGGAAGACTCCGGGTTCGATGGTGTGGTAGCCGGGAGTCTTGATGTCCGTCCAGTCGAAAGCGAAGCCATAGGCAGCGGGGTCTCGGTACTTGGGCTTGCCGTAGTAAACAGGAGGATGCCAGACTTTGTGCGTAGCTCCGGGAGACTTGACGATAGTGGTCAGGGGATGCACGAACGGATCGGGACGCGGGAAGCCAAGGCTCTCCAGCATCTTCTCCAGAATGCGGTCCTTGTCGTAATACCCGAATCGTCCACAGCCTTCCACTACCCGCTTGGTGGTGCCGGGCAGAGAGGGAAGGTGGCGACAGCGGTAAGTCCTCGACATTATTCCCCCATGAGCTTCAGTTCGTGTTCGACTGCATTATTGTAGTCCACGCAGACATCGAGGCAGTTCTTCTTGCAGATTGGATCCTTATGGGTGTCGTGATCCCTATACCAGACAGCCCGCTCCAGCATCATGTCAGGCCCGACAGTCCCAATCGGCTTTCCACCTTCCCGCAGATAGATGATGCACGGGAAGTGCTTGTCTCCCAGAACGGCCATGTCGTCCAGCACCAGCGGGCAGCGGTTGCAGTCAGTCTCCTTGATGCCTCGGACGTTGCGGCCTTCCTTGATGTGACGAACACGATACGCCAGAATCGGATGCGCGTCAAGGATGTCCTGCGGAATGTTGATGGCGTCCGCAAGCTCCTTGTTCTCCTGCGCCGATGAGATGATGCGGATGTCGGCCACCCCAAGCTCGTGAGCAAAGGTAACCGTCTTCAGCATGTCAGCCACGTTGGAGTCCGTCAGGACGACCCCGACCGTCACGTAGGTCTTCGAAGACAGGTAGCGGATGTTGTCCACCACGACAGGAAAGTAGCCCTTGACGCCAGCCATCTCGTCGCCCTTGTCAGCACAACAAGCGTCCAGCGAGATCGAGAAGTCGTTGACCCCAGCCTCGACCAGAGCCTCGTACTGGGCTGGGGGCGCAGAGCCGTTGGTAGACAGCGCGATGCGCTTGACTCCATTCAGCTTACAGAACTTCACCATCTCGACCAGATGAGGATGCAGGGTGGGTTCGCCTCCAGAGAAGCGAACGTTCTTGAGCCCGTCGCTGACCCAGTGGTGAAGGGTGTTGAAGGCAGCAGACGCCTTCATGGTGCCCTTGAACTCCTCGGCACAGCCACGGCAGTAGGGGCACTTGAAGTTGCAGGCGTCCGTAATCAGAAGTTCGCAACGAGACAAACCGGGAAAGTTGCGGTAGCCCCCAACGTAGCCAGAGATCGTGCGACGGCGCATGTCGGACAGAGTGTAGAAGCCGATCTTTTCAAGGGGTTCCATTAATCCTCCTAGGCTGCAAGCTGCTTCTGGGTGCCGCCCTTGAGGTTCAGGGCGTGGCCAGCGGTCATGCCAGCCGAGAAACCGCTGCGGTCAACAGACTTTGCGCTGCCAGTCTGAAGCTTGTGATTCTGGCTCACGAAGTCGTCCACTTCCTTCTGCTTGTTGGCCAGCACGATGGCAGTGTTGGAATTGTCGGCCACAAGCTCCTTTAGACTCTCAGCAAGCCGGTCGCGCACCGTGATGCAGACTCCATGGTAGAAGCTGTCCTTCCAGCGCTTGCCGTGGACATGGAACTCTGCGGGCTGAGCCTGCCAGCCGATCTCGGCCAGCCTGCGGACCTCGTTGCGGAGGTAGGCGAAGGTAGCAAGAAGCGCCGCACGGTCAGAAGCCCGACCGACGATGTAGGCATCGACCCCGGGCATGTAGAACGCCCGGCAGAAGAAGGAACGCGACAGGGCGTTCAGGAGGATGGGCTCCCACTTCGGGATACGCTTATACGTGAAGCCCACGGGCTGAGTCTCGATGGGCTCGTTCTTGGCCGTCCCAGCTTCGCCAAGGGCTGCCTCGTCCACCGCATAACGGATCATAAGCTCCTGCGCTCGGGATGCAGCGAGAGCCGCCTCGTGGGGATTGGAGGACGAAGCGAGGGCGAGGAGCTTGTTAATCTTCTCAGATATGTTTGACATGCCGCCATCCTAAATCAGTTCGAGTTAGAAGTCAAGTTACAGCCGTGATCGTCTGAGAAATACCTAATCCTTTCCGCGCCGTCATATTCATCTAGGAACCAAGGAGCGGACTCGTCCACTTCTTCAATACTCAGAGAAGCGCATCCGCCATTGGCGTCCCTCCCAAGCTCTGCTACGCACTCCACAAGGAGGGGGTGGTTGCGGGCAATAGTGCGGTAATCGGGGTCGACCACCCTACCCTTGTGCTTGTAGCCCCGCCCGATTAACCAAGCGATAGCTTTTGCGCTTAGACTAAAACCTCCATAGTGGTCATTGGTTACTAACTTCATGTGTCCTCCCATAAGCTCCCCGCACGGTTTGGGGTGCAAGCTACGGATTGCGACCGAGTGGCCTACTCTCTGTAGGACGTTCCACCGAGTACCGTAGTCAGCGAGCGGCTTAGTACACGCCGAGAATGCCGTACAGCGACTTGCTGCGGTCGAGCACGGTGTACTGCACCGCGCCGTAGGAACGAAGCTGGCGAAGGGTTCGACCCGGCGAATCCGGGGCGACCTTGCCAACAACCTTGGCAACGTGCTTGCGCAGCGTGTCCATATGGAAGTTGTCCTTCTCGCCACCGCGATTGAAGCGGCTCTTGCAGAACGAGTAAACAACGTCAGTGAGATCCTTCGTGACAACCTGAGTCTTCTTAGCCATGTTAGTTCCTTGTTTGATTTGGCACAATTGCCTGATGCATCCAATGCTCCGAAGTTTGAACGTGTCCTGCTCGGACATACTTCGCTACCCGGCTACGGAAATCGTCAAACTCGAAACCATCTGCTCTACGAACCACGTAGCCTTCCATACCCGGCCTATAGCAAGACCGGATAGTGTCCTCGTCCCAGATGCCGTCATACAGCACCGGAACAGTAATTAGATTCCTTACAGCGCAATATCGCTTGGTGTAGTCCCAATCCCAGCAGCCGTTTTCGTCGTCCCAAATCGAGAAGACCATGAAGTAGCTCGGCAGATCCTCGTAAGCAATCGAGTGCTTGGCATACAGATTCTCGCCACAAATCCTCCACCCCGGCAGGATGGAGTGCTTGATTTCTCCGTGCAGAGCCTTCACCCAATTACGGCTAGGATGATGCCGTCCATCCACAGACCTAGCGTGGATGTAGTCGCGGTACATGGACGTATTCTCCCCGTCCATCTTCTCGGTCACAATGACCCGCTCCCCAAGGAAGTCGTCAAGACTCTCAATGAGAGTATCGTCGTTCTGCATACCCGGGCTCCAAGGGAGGTGGGGAGTCTTCGGATATTTGTAGCGGTTCATAAGTCACCTACCACACAATAGCACACTCGGCCTTGACTTGTCCAGCCTGTCTCACAGACTGGTACATTGCTGCGTCGGCGCATGCAGTCACAACCTCTTCCCAGTCGTTAGAGTTCGCAATCCTCTCTGGGCCTTTAGGGACCACAACAAGGCAGTCCTTAAAGATTTGGGTACGCAAGCATTGGTCGATAACCCTGACCTCCTTGATCTTTTGCGCATCTTGCGGAGTGCAGGCGCTCAAGGCCAAAGCGGCAAGTACCAAGATTCTTTTGAGCATTAGCCCCTCTTTTGGCGATTCTGCCACGCCGCCCCGATAAAAATCAGAGCAGTACAGATAACCCCTCGCCCAACGTTGCCCGTGAAGAAAGACCACGCAAGCGACATGTTGGTAGTGAAGACGGTTGAAAGGATGTAATGCTCGTCAAACCACCACGTAATGAAGTCCATTAGTAGTCTCCTGAAGCGCCACCGCCACTGAAGTCCCCGCCACCACCCGACCACGAATCAGAGGACGAAGTGTCCACTGAGCTAGGGTCGGACGAGCTATCCGTGGCCATAGCCACCAAAGCCGCCGTAACGAGAGGATCGACGGGGTTGTACGCCCGGTAGCTCTCGTCCTCACTCTTGGTATACCTGCGACGGCAGTTGATGGTGTGGGTGCCGTTGGTTCGTTTACAGCTAGGGCATGGGTTCATGTAGTCTCCTTGGCGACTGCTTCAAGCAGCAATATCTTGGCTTCAACGAAAGCGCTCTTCCGAGCGGCAGCGGACTGGAATTCGCTGCGCATAAGCCAACGGACCCCGGTCCCGTCGTCAGTCGTGCAGCACTTGACGGTGTGCTCTTCCTTGTCGATCTTAGCTTGCAAGATAGCAAGCAACTCGTCTGCCTTGAACTTACGGACAGGCTTGCGGTCCTTAGCCATCCTGCACCACCTTCTTGTGCTTCCACCACTTCGGGATGAGGGAGTTGTTGGCCACAAGGTTCCGGCGCTGCCCATGAACAACGGGCTGGGGGACGTTGTGGACGTTGCGAGGGTGAGCGACATCAACCTCCACGTCGATGGTCACGATCTCGACATCGAAGCCGTAGGCCCCCGCGATGGCGCAGTACGGAGCGAACTCCGCGACCGTCGTGTTGGTGTTGTCCACCACGAAGGTCTGAGGGTCGCTGTCGAAGTTGATTGCGTACTGAACGGCATCGATGAACCGACGAAGGTTCCATGCATGTGCCTCGGAGTGACGCTTGACATCGAACTCGTAAGCCCCCGTATGGACGTTAATCCAGAAATCGTCAGTCGAGAAGACCTGAGCCCTCGGGTAGTTGACCTTGGCGTAGGTAGATTTGCCAGAGCCGCTGCAACCACGAAGAACGATACACTTGTGCTTAGCCATGTTTCTCCTCCGTCAATGCGATGCCGTCTTGTTGTAAATGCCACTCTTGCTTTCGGGTTTTAATTGCATGGCACCATACACATAAAACTTCAAGGTTACCGAGCGCATTATTCTCTCTGTTTGAATCTATGTGATGTACATCCAACATAGATTCTTTATGAGTGTAGTGGCACGAAGAACACGCTTTGCCGTAAACCTCAAACGCTCTCTTTCTATAGGTGTATCGAGGGTCTTCTGTTCCGTAATGGTCTGGCTGGATAGCTTCTAGCCCACCAATCCTTTGTGCTTTGTCTTTACAAGCTCGGGAACAGAACACCAGCCCGCTTTTCGTCTTGAGCTTTTTGGGTGTTCTTGAGAAGCTTTTATTGCACCATGCACAACGGACTTCCCGCTTGATACTACGCAAAGCGAAAGAGCACATCATCGAGCATGTTTTCTTGGACTTCCGAAGACTATACCTGACAACGTATGGCTTGCCGCAGTGCTTGCAAGAACTTCTAACACATTTCCTATTAAGTCCGTCGTATTCCTTTGAGTAGATGATTTCGTCCATGTATGGAAGATTGAGACTCTGCACAACGCCCGATGTTTCCATGGAGGTAGTAGGAATCGAACCAACGTTCTCGGCTTGCAAAGCCGATGTTCTACCGCTGAACTATACCCCCAGATGAATCATATTAACACAACCAGCCGCGTTTGAGAAGATGACTTGTCGGTACTTCTGGTCGGGAGCGCAGATTCCCTCTTTCGCTCCCGAGCCGTAGAACGGAATCACCGGCTGTCTTATAGCGTAAGTCCTAGATTGCACCTGCCCGCCCTGTTCGTGGCAGTGACCAAAGACGTGCAGCTTGAGGTTCGGCAGCCTGTCCACTAACTCTCTAATAGCAAAAGAACCAATGTGTCTGGGCTGGATGGTTGTATCCTCCATGCCCGGGATTGGAACGCGACTTACCGCGTCGCGAACGTCGTCCATAATACCATGGGGAGGAGCGTGTGTCACGAGGATATCGGTGTTGCTGGGAACCCCAGCGCACAAAGCCTCAAGCTGCCTCTCGTTGTACTCGTCCTTCCAAAAGCCGTGAAGAGCCGGAACTCCACGAAAGCCCGCAACCTTTAATCCGTTCCATACAAAGCTCCCGCCCTCTTGGGCATCAAACGCCTTGGCCGACCCCGAGATTTCGTAGTCACACCAATCATGGTTGCCACGGACGGCGAAGATGTCCACGCCGGGCCAACAGCGGTCGATGTAGCTAACCAAGTTCTGGTAGATGCGCTCTTGGAGCACTTCCTCGTTGCCCAAGTCTTTGAGGCTTGGGTGAAAGTTGCGCACCATGTCGCCGGTCAGGATGACAAGATCGGGCTGCTCGCCAGCTTCCTCCCGAATCATCCGGTCAAGGATGCTGACGGCTCCGTAGCCGTCCGTATGCCAGTCGCTTGCATGAAAAATCTTCAATTGAGTATCCAGTGAATTGTGCAGAAGAATAAGCCAACGAAGAACAAATGACGACCAACCGACTGAAGCTCAAGGTCGTACCTGTCGGCAGCCATGTAGATGCAACCGCCTACGCCACCGAAGATACACCCAATCGTAAGCAAAGTCATTACGAACCCCAAATGGAAAGTAGCACAGCAGCAACGAAACAGGCAGCGGTGGTGCCGCAAAGAAATTTGAAGAGTCTCTCTGCCCAGCTAGACGTGTCATACGTATAGACGGCGGCAGCTACGAAAAACATGAGTGTTGCCGCCACCATGGACAGCAACCCGGTCTTGACTAGCTTGAGAGCAATACTGGCGGGATCCATGCATTCTCCTAGTGGTTCTCAGTCCCGCCCTTGCGGGTCAAATAATTTTCGCTGACAAGCTTAAGGATGACTCGGCCGATGGTCGGATCCCACCGATTCTTCACCGGCTTGATAACGATGCCCTCACGGATTTGCTTCTCCGTTAGAGTAGACTTGCCGTCAGCGTTGTTCTCGATAGCCGGATCGTATGGACCCTCACAGACCACGGGGACCATAGGCAGTTCGAGGTTGCTCATCAGGCAAATAAACTCGTCATTGTCTAGCCAGCGACCATTGATAGCATCGAAAGCGTCGAAGAACCGGACCTCGGGCTCCTTGAGGTCGTAGGAGAAGTCTTGGACGTTGGCCCCGAAGGTTTCGCCGTACAGCACGACGCCGGGAAGCTCCTCCAACTTGGCCTCAAGGTCGTACTTCTTGGCCATGCGCCACCAGATATTGCCCTCGTTGTACTTCTTCCACGTCCGATGAGAGCCGACATGAAGCTGGTTCTCGTAGGAGACAAAGCGAGAGTTGGTGCCGTGGAGCTTCTCGGTTACGGAGACAAGCTCGCCCGGGATGAGGATGCTCTTGTGCTTGCGGTAGCTCTCTACGTCATACACGGGAGGCTGGCAGGGCAGCTTTGGAGCCGATGCTTGCTCGGTCTGCATCCAGAGAGGTTCGGGCTCCTCGTACTTGGTGATGCCAAGGCGAGCAGACAGGTCACGACCTTCTGGCTCGATGGAGCCGCTCATAGGAGGCAGCACCTTCTCGGGGTCGAGCAAGAGGCCCATGGAGAAGATGCCGCGAAGGCGCATAGCCTTGATACGGCGCTTCTTGCCCAAAAACTCGGTGCCCGGAACAGTCTCAGGGATGACGGCATCCACAGGAACGTAGATGGCTGCTTGCCCGGGTTCGAAATCGCCCGTGCGGAAGATGCAGGGACAGCCATCGACAGTCGTGATGGACAGGCTGTCGGCATTCGGGTGCTTGCCGATCTTGCCGATTCGGATGAAGGGAACGCTAAAAGAACTCATGCAACCTCCGTAATATTCACTTCGCCCGCTCTAAGGATTTTGCCCAAGTCTGGTACATCTCCGTCCATCTGAATGGTGACGTTTACCCACGAGGAAGGGCCGTTCTTCTTGTAGAAAACTGGCTGATCTCCATCCCATCGTAGCACCGAAGGCTTCTCCTCTACGATCTCGTAGCCAATGATCTTCGCGCGCATTACGTATCATCCCTGTTTTCTGCTCGACGGAGCGACACAAAGGCATCGTAAGCAGCCAGAAC